TTTTATTAATATTTTTATTATCCGAGATAAATAATTAAATTTATAACATATTAAATTGACAATAAAACCCAAAATTTAAATCTGCTGTAGGTCGTTGTTCATTTAAAATACCATATGCTTTTTCAAATGACATTTTATGGCGTTTTATTATATAATAAATAACACATCCTACAGAACGGGATTTGCCAGCCGTACAATGAATCAATGTAGGTTTTCCATTATTTAATAAAGGAAATATTTGTTTAGCATATTCTATAATATCAACATCCATATGATCGTCGAATAAAATTTCATAAACGTCTTTTTCCATATTCAATAATTTATCCTTGAAAGGGTTATGAACCAAACTTATAACTTGATCAACTTTGTCAATAACATCACTTTGCAAACTGAAAATATTTCCAACATAAATATCGTCAATAATATGTGAATAGGGTGGTTCGTTAGGGAACATTGAATCCTTTGAATATAATACAACAAACAAAGTATTTGAAAACAAAATCAATTTAATAATTAAATTGAAAATACTCAACAAATGTTATTTCAATAACATAAATATAAAACACTGGTTATCATTATTACCTATAATGGACATTGATCTCCCCTTTTTCATGATGGATTATATCTCTGAAAATAGGGTATTAACCGAATTAATTAGCGACAATAACGCAGGGATGCTTATTGAAATAATTTTAAACTTTTCAAAACAATCCAATCTGGTTTTAAAAAATGAACCTTTTACTGTTTCCAAGCTAATGACTATTATATCTCATTTTGCCAAAATGTTTATCAAAGAGTATTGTGATGACGAACAAACAAATACTCTTCCTTTAAAACTCGTCTCATTAAACAAAGGAATACTAAAACAGACCATCAAGTTTCTTGTTGTACACCATGATAATTTGGATACGTTTCCATTATATATAAATTCGTTAAACCATAAAACACATTTGGAAAAACGTCAAGATTTAGAAAACCAATTATTACAACAATCGCAGTGGGGGAACAAAGTGGGTTCCACTGTTTGTCTTCCAATGAAGACGGAGCAAAAATCCATTGACGCAACGAGAGAAGATGTTAAGACTAGAATAGAAGATACTAAACTATCATCAATTCAAGATCATGTTAATGCAATTGCGTTAAAATATCCCGACAAATTACCATCTAATCTAATAATTGAGTCTATCGACAACCCTAAAAATAAATTTGTACTCTCGAAATTAGTTGATACCATCCACCCTTATACTATTCCAGAATTACACGAGTGTTTAGGAAAACTCGAAGAATATAGCCAAGAAATGGGAGATGTGGTTAAAACCAAATTAGATGAATTAATTGATGCAATAAACACGTTTCATAAACTTAATCGGGTTATATAAGATATCATTTTAGTAATCATATCTTATGATATCTTATAATGAGTATTGAACAGACTACTAAACGATTTTTTAATGTGTTTATAAAAGCTATAGAAGAAATTTCTTTTTTGGGTTGGAGTGGTTTTTTAGCTACATTAATAGGTATTGTAAGTTTCTTACCTATTATCTATAAAATAATAAAAACGAAAAACACGGTTAATTTCACAATCACCAATCTTATTTTAGCACTATTGTCAAATGTATTATGGATAGTCTATGGCGTCGGTGACAGTCTTTTTATGCCAACGCTATCGGGCGTCCTTTATTTTATAATATATTCGATTATATTATTCTATAAATTGTTTTTTTAATCATATCGCAACGCATTGTTAAATAGTATTTAAAACATAACCCTCACCGGTATCGTTTTTTACTAACTCGCCTATCATTCTGGGATGCATGGATGGATTCTCCCGCGCTTTAATAAAACTCGTATAATCATAGACCAAACCAATTAAATCAGGTCTATCAGCACCCATGTTTGCAGTATCTTCACGTTTAACAAAGGCGTATTTTTTACCTTCTAGAGTAATTTCAACAGCTTTCATAGTAACAGTCGTTTTATTAAGCCGTTGAACATCATCTACTTCGTCTTCTTTTACGGATTTGTTTCGGGATAATTTACTAGAATCGTTAGTTGGACCAAAAGAAAGACATGATAATCCTTCGCTAGAATTTTGTTTTAAATAAACCATACAGTCTATAGACGCCTCCTTCATTGCTGTTTCCAATTGATTACTAATTTCCTCTTTTATATTGGATATTTCAAACAATGCTTCATCCGTTGTTAATGGTGTCTGTCTGTCTAGCTTACTTACATCTTTTAATCGAAGTTCGAGTGATTCGTCGCTTTTTTTCTGTTTATCTGTTAATGTCATCAAATATATAAATACTTTTATATTCTGTAATTCTCTCGGTAATTGAGAATGACTACAAATACGTCTAATTCTACCAATAACCTGACGAACACGCACAGGATGCCAGTATGGTTCCATAATATGAACATGACGGCAGTTCATCAGACTAATTCCCTCAGCCCCAGAGGATGTAATCATAAACAACTTAACAATATCACCAAATATATTATTATCTCCTAATTCTCTCAATTGTTGGCTCAAGGATGCGGGAAGTTGTTTCCAATTACCATTGAATACATTCCTATATATTTCTTTGGTTTCTGTATCTTCCGTTCCGGTATATAATACAAACTTGGGTTTATCAATATCACCACTCGGTATATCTAATACAATAGAACCGACATCATTTTTAACGATTTTAAATTGTGTAAATCCGTTGGCTTCCAATACTAATTTAAATATACCAATACCTTCCAACGTTCTAAACTGGCTATAAATAAGATGACTTCCTATATTGGTATCATCTTCGATATTTTCCAACATTTTCAGAAATTTAGGGCTGTATTGACCCAGAGATGCCTTGCTAAACAACTCCATTTTTTTATTTTCCAATTCACCAAGGGCTTCTTTTATTCTTGTATCATAATCTTTCATTTTTAAATTGGATTCGTCTTTTAATAGTTCGGGTTCATCATCTGGACTAAATGCCGTCTCCTCATCTGCCATTAACTCTTCACTTGTTTTTGCATCTATCCTATCTTCGTCGAGAACAACATCTTTTGATCCACCAGGAAGGGGTCTTATAATAGACGTTGGAAATACAAAATTACAGAATAACCGAGAGAAAATCCTATAAGTTGATACAGCGTTTTCATAAAGGTCGTCTTTACCCATTCTTTTCTTTTTAGCCCGATTTCTCTCCATCTCACGTTCCTTTTTACGAGCGTCTTCATAAATCTTAAATTGATAATCATTCATTTCTAATTTTTCTACAATTAAATCGCGATCAGGGTTGTATTCAGGCATGAGCTCTTCGCTTGAACTTCGATAATAACTTACCAGGCCCATAACGAACCGTTTGAATAAATCAGGATTTTCTACTGACCCGTTGGACTCGTTAATAAAATACTTTTTAAACACATCCAGACTATCCGGAAGACTTTTATCCAATTCGACACTAATAGATCCTTTTAAAACTGATACTTTATTTTTATTCAAGACATTTTCAATAAGTATTAATAGATTATCATCGTCAATCTGCCCCTTTTCGTCTATCTTTAAACCTTTAATATCTTTTGTTCGAGTAAATGAATTGATAAATCCAAAGGGATTACGTGAAAATATTAATGTTTTCGTTGATGGTTTATAATCAATATAATCTACCATTGTTCCTAGATTTCTATCTTTTAAAAACATCTGCTTAAGAGTCTCTTGGGATACTTTAACTCGGGTTTTTATATCAAGGGTCATTGTAAATGTTTTAATATACCCCCTAAGCATGTTAAATAGAACACCTAGCTCGTTAGGATAATTTATAAGTGGTGTTCCTGACAAAAACACAAGCCTAGCATTTTCAGCACTACATAAAAGATGATACAATTGCATATTGAGAGAATCTGGTCGTTTCAACTTATTAACAATTCGGCTAACTAAATTATGGACTTCGTCCACCACGACGACTTTGTTCGAGAATGGATTTACCGTCCCATTATTAGTTAATTTATCAAGATGACTTTTACGTATCCCATTATAATTAATAAACGTGTATTTATTAGCAATCATTGCGTCCAGTTGATTCTCGAGACTAACCCGTTGCTCTTTCGAAATATCTTCATAATTAGGCGTTTTTTTAGAATTCACTAACCATACACCCCCTTGATTAATTAAAAAATCAGACGACAGGTTCATAAGAGTTCCATAATGCCGTATTTTACTTGGCGGACCACTATCAGTATCTACCCTATTGAAACCATTTATATCTTCTTGGTCAAATATTAAAAATTTCCAATGGTTGCTTCGACGGATCAGTGGATCACCACAAGCTTTTAACTCTTCTATATAATTACGTCGTAGAGAAGCAGGAGTCATAACTACAACCTGTTTATCATCTTTCATACCTTCAGTAATGGCTATAGACGAGCATGTTTTACCGGTGCCTAACCCATGAAATAAAAGAATACCTCTATAAGGAGTATGTATGTTGATATAATCTCTTACCAGCTTTTGATGATTAAGTAATTGAAATTCTTGACTATCTTTCGCGTTTTTCAGTTTTTCACACGTTAGTTTATTATCGTCATCTACTTCTCCATAAGAAGTATAGAGGTTGCTTATAAAATCAATGAATATTTGACGATTTGAAAGGTAATATTCGGACGCTTTAATAAGCATCTTTTTGCCTTTTTTAGGCAGATTTATATCATTGAATTTTTTTATATTTAAATTACCTTTTATGTTTATTTTTCTACGGATTTTTATTTTTACGGGTTTAACTTTGTCAGCCTTGTCTAATTGTATCGGTTGAGCTTCAGGTATTTCTACATCTTCGTTTTGGTCTTGCTCGACAACTGGGTTTCGTTTTATTTTAATTCTAATCTTTTTGCCTAGTTTTTTCCCTTTGGTTTTAGGTGGTGGAGGTGAAGGGGGGAGTGGAGAGGGAAAAAGCTGGTTATCTTCTATATCGACGTCTCTTATTGGATTTTCAATAATAGGTTTCATAATTTCTTTCTGAACCCCAAACCGTTTTAAAAAATCATCTCGGTTAATACTGGATTCACCCCGCTTATCAACTATTGTCGTCCGTCTTGCTTTGCGTTCCACCAATATCGGTTTATCAGGTTCATTATTAACAACGTCTTGTTGTATTGGCGCAGTGCGTTTTACAACAGCGGGGGGGTTACGACTTTTTAATTTTACAGTAAATTCTCGTTCAGTTTTAACAGTCGGCTTTATTTTTAATAAATCTATTTTCGACGTCATAACACTTATAAAGTAATCATATAAAAAACTTTATAATCTTAACTAAAGGGCAGTTTTGATTAATTGTATCGATTTACGACATGCTTCCTGTTCTGCTTTTTTCTTTGTCGAGTGGGTTGAACTCCCAAAACGAATAAAAAAACCATTATTATATTTTAAAAGGTCATGCATCGATTCAAAACCATTTTCTAATGACGTAAAACAAATTGCTTCGCTTATCGGTGTATTATGAATAGTATTCCCCCCACAGCATACAAACACGCATGTGTGGTAATCATTTTGAGGACGGTTCATCCCAGTGTGTTCGTCAATTTCCTTATTTAGTAGAATATAATCAGGCGTCACCTTAAATTCTCGTTGGATAATAACTTGGAATATGTTTTTATAGTTATTATTTTCGCTCAATAAGTCATTCCAATTAACGTATTCTTCGAATACTTTTTCTATAAATCGTGTGCATACAGAATACCCAGACATGATAATATTCGCGTTTGAATTACCAAATGTGTTAATATCTTCATCATCGACTGTTATTTTATTAAAATTTAAAAATAGCGCGCCTATAAATGCCTCGAAAAGACAACCTAGTTTTTTTATATTAGTTCGAAGCCCCTTTTCTTCCGCCTCTTTGGATATAACAAACCATTTGTGAATCCCCATTTTTTGGACTAACTTACCAATACTTTCGTTTTTGACGAGGGCTATTTTTGTCTCTGTCATAAACCCCTCGTCTTTTGTTGGAAAACGTTTATAAAGGTAAAATTTAGTAATGGATTCAAGAATACCATCGCCTAAAAACTCAAGGCGTTCATTTGACTTGTGTTTTAGAGGCATAACACCCGCAGGTACTTTTGACACCATCATTTCATCTTTAACGAGATACGACGTATGTACGAACGCGCGTTTAAAAATAGCCATATTAAATACGTTTGAAGGAAGATTATATTTTTTCAACAAAGAAATAACATCTTTTTCTGTTATTTCTTTGTTGTTGTAGTTAAATATAGATGGTTGGTCATTACTAATATCCATTATAATAAGTCATTAAACTCTTGTTTTTAAATCATTGACTATGATACTGTATATTAATCCATGTCAAATTATTATATTATTATAATATAATATGGTACTTATGAATGCTTCGAAGCGGGCGCGCAACGCAACTTCTATTTCTAATAAAACAAACACCTGTGGGGGTCAAGGAAAGGCCGGAACACCTACAACTATTGGTCGACGAGCGCGTACCGGTGGGCGGGCTGCACCACCACCAGTGTATTACGCTTGTCCGGCCAATCCAGGCCTATTTGATAAATCCCTTAATGCTGTTAATGGTGCAGTTGTAGCAGATCGCAATAGTAGATTTCTTTATACAAAACATATTCCATCTTGGGTACATTCAAACGAAGTATTTTATTTACCCATAACCAAAAATCCTCTGGCTGGTGGTGTGCGTAAGGTACGGTCTTAACTACAAAATAACTCATTTAAACATTCAACATATAATATCTATAGTCGTCAGTCTTTTCTAATAATGAAATTATATGTTGATAATCGAGAGAAGAAGTTATATTCTCTTTTAACCGCTTTTAATTTTTCAAATCAGAGCGAGTGTGTTGAATCTACGGATAAACAAACAACCATATCTAAAAAACACACTAGTGATGATCTTAGTATTGAAATTAAACAATTAGAAATAGGCGACTTGATTTTATGCGACGATAGCGATAATATATTAATTGTTTTTGAGAGAAAATCTATTGGCGATTTAGCCTCAAGCATCCATGACGGGCGATATAAAGAGCAATCTGAACGGCTTTCTAATTTTCCAATTACCAATCACAATATTATTTATATTATAGAAGGTAATATCGATAGAATATACAAATCTAAAATAAAATCCACTACATTAAAATCGTGCGTTGTAAGTCTGAATCTTTCCAAGGGTTTTTCAACCTTGAAAACGGTAAGCATTGACGATACTGCAAGATGGGTATTGGCTTATTGTTATAAAATAACCGGAGATAAGGTTCTTAAAACAAATCTTGTTAATTGTGATACTAATAAGAACAATGATTGTCTTGAAAAACCTACGGAAACGATACAACCGTCATCTCAACACCTTAGCCACCTTGCGAATCAAGCCAAGTCAAAATACACAACTCGGGATAATATACATATTTTAATGCTTTCTCTCGTCCCAAAAGTATCGTCTGTCAGTGCAACGGCGATATTAACACAGTATAATACCCTGGACAATTTAATCAGTAACCTAAAAAATGATCCAGCTTGTTTGGATAACATTAAAACGACCACCAATGGTAAACATAGGCGACTTGGTAAAAATGTTATTCAAAATATAATTGAGTTTCTACTGTAAAATAACTACATGTTTTTCTAAAAATCACCACCGCAACTGGTGGCCCTATTACCAGCCCGCATAGCTAAATGTTTAACTTGGTCGTTTGACATACACATACACCCAGTTGAATTACTATAACTACTTGGGCAACATTCTGGTTTAAATTCGTTATCGCGGTAGAACACCATAGTATCAGCATTTACATCCGTTCCGGAATGTTGTTTTGTCCTATCCATTACAGACTGATAACCATCCCCCATAGATTGGCTATACGCGTGCGCGTCACCAACCCATTTTGACATAGTTGATGGTTCTGTGGAAGTCATGTCAATCGGAGTGCTTTTATTGATTGTTTGCGGTCCATCACCACTTAATGTATAAGCAGTGGTCATCATCTCCATACCTTCTTGAAAACTGATTTTACTACACGATCGAAATGTCATCATCGCGGCGACAAACCCAATAAAAATAGATGCTAAAACGACTTCTAGACGAACAGTTAAACCAGGTATTTTTAATTCCATTATATTAAATAATTAGATTTTATTATAATACTTATCCCATTTCGTTATCTCTCAATAAAGTGTTCTAAACAAGCATTGTAATCGTATATCTTAATACCGTTGTATATAAAATACCCCTTATCTGTTGTTAGATGAATACATGTTGTTTTTTGTGGCAAATTAGTAGGTAATTTAACCATTGTCGTTGTGGATACTTGTTTATCACCGTTTTGTAGAATTATATTACCATAGCAACCGTTAATATAACGACTGTTTATGATGATATTACCCATAATATTGCTGGTAGTATCTATTAAAACAACACCCTCAACTACAATATTGTCTTTTAGTTTATCTCCAATAACCACAGATGACATTTTTTTACTAGTTCCATTTGATAATATTATATTACAATCGGGATGTAATCCACCATCAAACGTTTTATGTAGTGACGATAAATTAAAATTTGTTTTAGGTACTATGTCTTTAAATTCTATTATTAATTTCGAAAGTTCGTCATTAGTAAGCTCGTCGTAATCTAAAAATAAATGATTATCGATACGAATCATTTTACTGGTTGTATTAAAACAATACACAAACGGTTCGCACATTAATTGCGTTGGTAAAAAACGCTCATCATCAGCTACATCGTTAAATGTATTTGTTGTATAGTTAAAAATTTTATGAGTTCCACTTACATACAGACCATTTCCTAAATCAAACATGGTTTGTCCTGTAGCGTCTAATTTCATTACACTAGTTACCACAGACTTACCTAATATATCACCAGGAACGAGTTTGCTAATAGGAACATAGCCTCGTTGCGTCGGTAATTCGACACTACCATTAAAACAATGACGTTTTCGAGGGCTTTTGGGTAATCGACCTGGAGATAGATGAAAAACTTCTCCCATCATAGACGAAAGTAGAGCCATTGGTACCATTATAAGCATAAATATAACGGTCATTGATGCGGCGGCACCCCATGTAAATGGAAATATCCACAGTAGAACAATAGACGAGACCAGACCAATAAGTATTTTAACAATAACTCCATACATCACCTTGATTGCCGATTTTAAAATATAATACATTCCAAGCATTGGGTATAGCGACGCTACCATTGAGGCTTTGGTTTTAGCCATAATATCCTTTAACGCTATAAACATCTGTTGTAGAGGAATGGTTATATTCATTAATCGGTTATATTGTTCTTCAAATGTGGATTGTAGTTTTTCTCTCATACTGCTAATAAGACTACGAATAGCATTACTGGCTTCCATAAAATCTTTCGATATCGTATTTAACACCTTTAACAGCGCATGGTATGGAACAAGCGCTTCTTCAGAAACGTCTTTTAGTGCGTTATTAAAACACTGTTCAGCATTCTCTCGTCCAATGTCTAGAAAACTCCGACCTGTCTGTGGAACAATCATTCCAGCAAATGGAGCATATCGCGGGTCGCATTTTATATCATTCCATTTTTCTTTTACCGTTGTTATATTTTTTTTAACATTAAAATACGATATCAAGCCAAGTATAAAAATTATTGAGACACCAGTAATTAAAAACGACCCCCCATACTTGTCAAAATAACCCGTCCCAATCTTTGAATACAAAGATTGGATTTTTGTCTTGCTCCCTAAATCGGGTTCGTATAATTCTGTTATTGTTTTAACGGCATCTTGAGTGCTCATTTCTATACTAAATGTATAAATAAAATAAAGTATTTATCATTATTGAATTAAGTAATAACTAATTTAAATATATGCTTTAAATTTATGTATTTGATGATTCAATGTCATTATTGTAAAAAATCAGGATCTAAAGGATATTTAAAACGATTTTTATTGGATGGTATAAAATATCAATGTGGAACACCAGAATGTGATAATGTCATAAAAGCATTGGTCATAGAGAAAAACAAGGCGCGAATACTTTGTGAAGAGAAAGAAAGAGAGGAAAAAAATCAACTCCAACGAGAGAAATGGGGTGATTATATTGTTGAAAACCATAATGATTTTATAATAGCAAACCGTCAGTATAGAGACGGTTGTCGCCGATTTATTGATCCAAAAACCCAAAAAATATTTAAACATTCTATGTTTTCTGATATTTGGGTTGAAACTAACGATGTGCCGAACTCGGATGATTTATTAAATGTTTCTAATGTATCTAATAATGTGTTAGAAGATGAGGATGATGGAGATATTGGTAATGGTCAGAATGGAGAGAGTGATTATGATGTTGAGGGTATTGGAGAGAGTGATATTGGTTATAGCCATAAAGAAACTCCAACAGATGAGTTTTTATATAACATAGAGAAACCAACTGTTATCGGAAGCGAAAACACGTCTATTAAAATGCTTGTTAATGTATCGACAATGGATAATACCAATAAATATAAGTATTATTCAATTAGTAAAATATATAAAAACGGATCTAAAAAGGTTATGTATAACAACATAACCAATAATTATTATTATTATGATAATGAGTCTGAACTATGGCTAATAGATCAGTATTTAACCACGAAACAGCAAGATGGAGTTTATATTGGAGATATGATACCACTGCATAAAGATAAACGGGTATCGTGTTTTGGATATAAAGGACGTGTCGCTTTTGAAATAATTAATGGTTATTCTATAGGAATAGAACATGACACTATTGTGTATCCAGATATGTATAATTTAAATGGTTCAAATTATAGCAACTTTGAATTGCATAATGAATAACTAAATTATTTAAATAATATATAAATTAGCCATAAATAACCGATTATATTATAACGCATCCTAACGTTTATTTTTACTAATACACGCGTGCATATAAGGTGTATCTTCCCAGTCGTAAAACGTTAGGTTACCAACTGGTATGGTATTTGTACTTGTTATTAAACAATAAAGTTGCTTGCTTTTACAACTGCTTGCCCGCCCATGTGGATGATATTTAGCGTAATCCCATTCTCCAGACGGCATTCTGATAAAATGATATGGTGTTACATAAATATCAGTATTATTTTCACCTTGATGTGGAAACTTTAAAAACGATTCTCTATAATTACCATTTAAATCCATATTATTCAATACCAATTTACCGATAATTTCACTACCGTCTTTTAACACAGCCCCCAATTCGATATCCTTAATTGTATCAAAAGTTCCATCGATACGTTGTAAAAGAGTACCTCGGTTAAAACACAACCCTCGCATTAATTTCCCAGGCGGTCCATTCCATGTAGATTCCGCCGTTTTTATCGATCCATCGACAATATAAATAAGACTCGTCATAGTACCCATCATTTTACCGACCATATCTTTAACCGCAATAGTTGATCGTTGAAATTCAATAACTAAATTTAGAAAAACACTATAAATATTACTTACAACATTAATAATATTATTTCGTAAATAATCGAAAAATTTACGAACAAAATTCATTGAGTCAGTTAGACCCGAAGTAGTCTCATTGATAACCTTAAACGAACTGTTAATAGGCAATAATAATTCATCCATAAACCCTTTTTGGGTCTTTTGAATACAATAACTGAAATTACCAATTGGGTCATCGGCAAACGGCATAAACAACGGATTGCACCGTTGTTGTGGCCAGTTATCATTAACACCTTGCAGTTGGACGGTAATACTTTTATGTCCTATAAGGAGCCCAAAAATGGTTAAAATAAATAAAGCCATTAAAATATCGTACAATCGCATACCTTATAATTTAGAGGTATAATTAATTAGGAAACATTATATTCAATTACTTATTTTTGTATAAGCGTATTATGATCGCCTGATTTTTCATATATAACATCAGTATCGTATTTGCTATCTTGAACGTGTTTTAGATAGATTTCATTGGCCTGTTTAAAAGAAGCATCCGAGCCATAAGGTGTTCGACTACTCGGTTTAAAGGATGGTATCTGTATTTTATTTTCTTTTTTACTTTCTTTCATCGTTGTATTACCTTCAACACTACCAAACATATTCTGGTGAAAAAAGTTCGTAAAACCTTCTAAAGGGGACAATATAGAATTCATTTTGGTCTGTTTTTTGTCTTTTTTTTGTTGCCGACATAAAGCCGAACTCATTGGTGAATTACTTGGGAAACTACATCCTTGTTCGTAACCATACACTTCCATTGTAATCGGTTTCAATTCATTTGCTTTTGAACTCATTACTTATTATAAGTATTTAAATATAAAACCAGAACACATTACAATGTCTAATTTATCCCGTTCTCAAAAACTGCATCTTGACCAACTTGTTAATGATGATTTCGAGGATAATACAGACCACCTACGAGAAGTAAAACCTTCTGTTAAAATTGAGCATGACATTCGTTCATTTATAGCCATCAAAAAAAAATACCCCTCTATTAAACCATCCACGTTGGAAGCAATGTGTATAAAACGGTGCGGATTTTTACATTCGAATTATACTGATATATTCAATAGACTAATCAGAGACGAATTAGATATGGTTATGTTTAATAAGTTTATTTCAGTCCTCAGAAACATAGAGGATGGAGTAGAAGACCAGCATAGCGGGTCGGTAATTATTGGAACACTACTCAAAGAAATTTACATTGATTCTGCTATGAAACGCGAAAAAAAAAACACTTCTAAACATAATCGAATTAATAAGAAAAAGAAAGCGGTGGAACATAGTAAGACTAAAGCGTTGAAAACTAAAAATCCTGAGAAGTACATGAAAAAAACAATGTCATGGGGTGATTATAAAACAAGTCTGGTCGATACTTAATTGGTATATTGTTATAAAAACATAAATATAATTATTCAACATTACTATGTATAAAAAACTTATTATTGTTGAATCTCCAAGTAAATGTAAAAAAATAGAATTGTTCGCCGGTCCAGAATTTAAATGCTTATCTACATGTGGGCATATATACACATTGTCTCATATTAAACATATTGATGTGAATGATAATTATAAACCAACATATACACTTATTAAAAATAAACGAAAACGCCTCGATGAAATACAGAAGGCTATCCACCACGTTGGTGAAGAAAATGTGTATATAGCGACCGACCCGGATCGAGAGGGAGAAGCCATCGGATGGCACTTATGTTTGTATTTTAAATTGGATGTGGAAATAACTAAACGTGTCGTCTTTAATGAAATTACTAAAAATGCAGTCCTGTCTGCTATTGAACGACCTCTAATAATAAATATGCTAAAAGTAAAAAGCCAACAGGCGAGGCAGGTCATTGATTTAATTATTGGATTTAAAACATGTCCAATATTATGGAAATATTTAGGCATTGGAGAGAAGTCCAACCCAGTTTCTTCTGGACGATGTCAAACACCTTGTCTACGACTTGTCTATGATTTAAAAGAGAAGATGTGTGATAAATTAACCAGTATTGATTATAAATTAGGTTTTATAATAGATGATCCATTGTATGTTTCGTGTAATTATATACCACCATCTTCTCCCCGAGAGACTACCTTATTTGACGACGATATTAAATATGTTTTTGATTTCCTTGGTAATATTAACAAGTACATCATGACAAGAAGTCCAGTGAAACAGATCCATTTAAAACCACCATCGCCCCTATCAACGGCTCTTTTACAACAAAAGGGACACCAATATTTAGGATTTTCGCCTAAACTGGTAATGAGTTTAGCCCAACACTTATACGAAAAAGGCTTAATAACTTATATGCGAACCGATAGCAATCGATATAGCCGTGAGTTTATCAATCATATTTCATCATTTATATCCTCTAAAGAAGAGTATAAACCATATTTACTTAAAAATCCCAATTGTTTAGAGACCAATTTAGATAACAAACATAGTCAAGACGGTCACGAGTCTATTCGCCCCACCGACATGTGGTTGGATATTAGTAAAATAGACAAATTATCATCTAATCATAAGAAATTATATAATTATATTTATTACCATTCTCTCCAAACATTGATGAAAGACGCCATTGAAGACACTTATACTATTACAGTATCACCAGATACCAGTGGGCTACCCTTTAACAACCACAATTCGCTCATTTTTACATCGCGTCAAGTGTGTTCCAGCTATAAAGGATGGAAATGCGTCAGATTAGTCAATAGTTTGGCTAATAATATGATTGATAATGTGATTTATAATAAGTATTTGAATATATTAACACATGAAAATAGCACACATGATTTCTATCCTGATAATCTAATAATTAATTTAACATCTTATTTATCAAGTAATGAAACCTTGTATTCAGAAGCGACGTTGGTTAATCAACTGGTAAAGAGAGATATTGGACGACCCTCAACCTACGCTTCTCTCATTGACAAAATACAACAACGCCACTATGTTATTAATACTACCATTGAACCTAAATACATTAATACCATGTGTTATAACTATTCATCGAAGAATAAAGTAATGACTCAAACCCCTTGTATATTAGGTGAAAATATTAGTGGGAGGCGGTTGGTTATTCAAGAACAAGGACAACGAGTATCTGAATTCTGTTATGACCACTTTGAACCTCTTTTTAATTATAAATACACATCATTGATGGAACAAAAGCTGGACGCTATTGCTTGGGGAAACGATACTTATGATAATGTATGCAACCAATGCGATATTATGGTATCAAATTGTATTGAAACCATAAAAAAAAAAGATTTACATATAAAAGAAACCTTAAATTCTAAACCTCGTAATAACGAAACTCTCATGGGTATGTACAAAGATAGCCCATTGATCCTTAAAAGTGGGCTTTATGGGTACTACGCTGAACATTGTTCAGTAAAATACAGCCTAAAAGGTATGAATATAATCGACCGAGAAGATTTTTCTTGTAGTACCATTATATCGTTTATTGAACGCGAACAAATAACAAAAGAACAGACTATATTGAGAGAAGTTGATTCTAATATAAGTATTCGAAGGGGCAAACGTGGAAAATCGGACTACATAATGATACTTGGCAAACCAAGCAATTACAAGAGAAATAAACCGACATTCATAAGTCTAAAAAAATTTGATGGTGATTATAAACAATGTAGTGTAGAATTATTAATGGCTTTTATCGAAAGTAAAACAACATGACCCTTAGGCGAAGTTTAAAATATTATAGACGCGGTCAGGTACATCTCTCAATATTCCAAATTCCAAAGTGAATGTAAAATCCTGATTATTAAAGTCAATCAACCCTCCAGAGTGGTCTCTAAATTTAACATATAATTTATGAACACTGGTCTTGAACGAATTTAAGAATTGTTTTTTTGTTTCTAAAAACTCACTTTGGATTCTAGCTGTAAGACAATTATAGCTTTGAATATCACCATTCGGTGGATCTATATGTAATTTTGCTATTGCGGCATTCCCAACTCCATGATAACCGCTATTAAAAACATCATTACGATGTCCTATATCAGGCTTAATTTCTGATATAGTATTAAAATCATTGATTTCCAAGTACATTGTATTTAAATAATCCAATCGAATATCATTTGGAGCACTAAAAAGCGTAGGTGCTGTTATAATAGTATTAATAGATGTAGATTCTATCAAACCAGTTGCATTATAATTTAAAGTTAAATCAGATTTATCATCAAACCCTAATATATAACCTAATCCCCATCGCCTAAGGTTGTTTATATCATGTTTTAAATCAGAATTTTTGTACCGACAATCATTAACTTCCTCGTATGTATTTATGTTAAATATAATTTTAATTGGTGTTATTATAAGGGGGTTATTGTTTGAAAAAATAAATCTCCCAGAATGGAAACTATTATGATCGATAATAGACGTTTTGTTCGTTCCTACACCATAATTAAACACGGTTAATAGATATAACTGTCGTAATAAGGACGATGATGTATAAGCACCATCTGGTATAATAATTTCTTTTATCTCTGAATTAAATTCAAGTTTTAATTTATTATTCCTGTATTTTTCGGCAATATTAATATAATAAGTAGGTAATTGTATATTTTTCAGCTTAACATAAGCAATATTCTCCAGTGACTCGGGTAATTGAATTGAAAATTCAGATTGGCTTTCTACCGTTGTACCATCCTCCTTGAGGCGTGTATTACGGTCTTCTGTATGAATAGAGACGTGTTTTTTTTCAATAATGACCGTGTTACCTCGCGGTATAATAGGATGGTTTGACGGTGATGAGAACATTATAATTTATATGTATATTAAGTTTTTAATTTATTTCCATTCTTTCTATAAGTATAGTATATGAAAAACATTCGATATGTCTTTAATATACTGTTTTCGCTCATTGTAATTGGTTCAGTTCTTATTCTATCAAGTGTTAAAAGCACCTCGGCTGGATATGGGTTTAATCTATTTGGTCTGTTAGGTATATTATTTGTGAATGTAATGTTTATCTCGAAAGAAAATACTGACGCGTCTATTTTTACTCTTATTAAAAAAATAATATTCAACAACTTTCCTATGGTTGCGTTAATTGGTGTAATTGCATGGTTATTTACACAAAATATTATACATCAAAAAAAAATAGTAAAACGACATACGCCAGTAGAATACAATAAGTTTTTGACATTATCATCAATACTTAACGTTTTTCTATTTGGAGTAATATACGTTATTCTTGATGATAATTATAAACAACTTGAAGGGTTATCTCAGAGTGTAATGAAGAACAAACAATTAATGTCTAATATATTTTTACTTCTTTTGGCTATACAGTATTGTTTAGCTATATTTCAACATATAATTCTAACGTATTATAGCACGGATGGGTAGTTATGATGACACATTAAACCATACATATGGTGTAATTTAACCCTAGTTTTCCTCTATTTTCCCAGACCCCTGTTATTTTTAATATAAAATTATTTATACCTGGTGGATATGTGGTTATTTTTTTATTGACAATTTTACTTGTAGATTCCAGTTTATAGAATTTAAAATTACACAAATGCTTATCTAAACCAGTTTTCAAAGAATACGTCTTTTCATAATAACTATTAGGGTGCGATATACAATAGTGATCCAAAATAGCATCCTCTACTGTTCTTAATACATTTACTGTTGGTATATTACCATCTGCTTGAAAAATACATTTATGTTTTAATATTTCACCAACAACACAGTTATAGTTCATCCACATTGGTTCATGAATAAAAAATTCCATACATAGGTTAGTGAGAGAAATAGCACCTCGTTTTATTGTAATACCTGTAAATAGACTACTGTCGTCTTTTATTATTTTATTTTTAATCGAATTATTAAACTGAATGTCTTTTGTATTAAATTTTAATAATGATGTATATAGATTTAAGGACATTGTTAGTTATATAACATTAATCTAAAATTTTAGGTTGTTTTTAACTATGTTTTCATTATCTAAAAAAAAACAATTTACAACGTCTATTAAAAAACGGGCGAATTGCATTCTAACTACTTATCCTATCCAAAGAGATGCTAGATTAATTAAAGATACAACACTTCTCTCAGAACGATCATCCAATAGTATGATAAGCGTCTTTGGTTCTTCAATTGAAGACGTATATCTCTATTACCGGTCTATTCAGGGTACGACGATACATTTTACATTTTCTAATCCTAAATATTCATTTGATATGGTAGGAATTATGGTTCATAGTGAGCCTACCATTAAACGATTTTTCATAGATTGTTTCCACATGAACACAGTAACCTTTCAAGTATATAAAAAACTTATAAATGAACTCTACGATGCAATGATAAACGATACACATAATACTGCTACATTTATGAATTATGACATAGCATCGATTCTTGTTTATTTCGGTAATATCGATAAATTAGAACAAAATAAAAAAAATGTTATTTATAGTCTATTCTGTGATCAGTTGGTCGTATCTCGTCGATTAATACACTGTGTTTTTTTCCACGAGTTTATGGATACTATCATCAGTAATTTTTACTATCCGTCTGATAATCATTTTAAATTAATATATGATACACCTTTCACTATTATCTCAGATAAAGAACTGGATATGCTATTTTATAATAATGATTCCCTGGAATTTACTAACCAACGTGTTAAACAATATATACAATCTTCGTTTTGTAATAAAGATTATAATATATATATAGTGCTTGATATTTACCATTATATGGTTAGACGAATCACAAACAGTAATAATACCAGTAATAATAAAATAGTATTACTGGATACAATGAACCATATTCTACACGAGTTTGATACTACGATGAAACTGAATACATTAAAACATTTAGTGTTTGAAGAATTTGTTATGAAAGTATTTGAATTGTTATAATCTGAAATAAAAATTAAATTCTAATAAACTCTGTTCTAATTACAATACTATCGACTACTCTTCCGCAGCTGACTTCTTCTTGCGAACAATACGCTTCTTGGGTTTCTTGGGCTCTTCAGTTGCTACCGGTTCTGGAGTAGTTGCAGGTTCTGGTAGTGCTTCTTCTGGTAGTGCTTCTTCAGGTTGTTCTTCCTCTTCTTCATCACTACTATCTTCGACCTGTGTTGCGACAACTGTATCTTCTTCTTCTTCCACTACCTTGGCAGCCTCGCGTTCCAACACCGCCTTATCACCAGTATCTAATTGAATATGACACCGCCCTCGTAGCGACAATCTGGGTTGAACGACACTTTGAACCAGCTTCCATGTGACCCCAAATTTACCATTCGCAAACCAGATACCACCACATTTAATCATAGCCGCAACATTCTGTCCTTTGGTAATAAGGGTCATTGGTGATACATCACCACTGGAATCTGGAAACAACAAATCGCCTTGAATGTTATACAACTCACAGTTAAATTTACCGTCCCAATAAGGGAGCTTGACACGCAATGATGGAGAGCGCGTAAGGTCTGGTTCTCCATCTGAATTTTTAGGATAGCGCAACATGGGTGTAAAAAGCGCTTCGACAATTTGGATAATCCCGTGTTTTTTACCAAACCACTCTTTAGAGTTCTTGAAAGCATCCTCAATAACCTTCTTCTCAAACGCCTTCATGGCTACGAGGAATTTCTGACATTTCTCATAATTGTCGTCTTCCTTTCGGGGGAATTGTAGTGATAGGTCATAAGTCTTCTTAATACCGTCGTCAGCAACCCATTCGTTAATACCCCACGTCAGCATAAGGGGTGTAGAAAGCACCAATGGCTTTTTAATAGATGAATCCATAATTCCAACATTTTTACCACCCGATGGGTTTAGTTTTGGTTTAGCATAATAAACATTTTCGGTTTGAAAGTCGTTGGCGTTGATAAACATATCTTGTGCGTTCTCCATTGTGATTACTAATAAATACATTCCCAAATCTCTAAATCAATTTTATTTTTAAATCAGCGGGTTAATATAAAGAGATTTTATGGCTTGTAAAAACACACTAATACTAACTGTTTTTAGACATTAATATTTAAAAACAAATATGAAGTTATATTAACTTATTGTGAATGACATCTCTCGATAAATTAAAAATAACACCAGTCCGATCACTTGATCAGTTATCATTAGATTATCTGAATAAATCTACCATACCAGTCCTCAAGAAAATATGTAAAAATAACACCATTGCTAAATATTCACGATTAAAAAAAAAAGAACTGGTCGATTTACTCTATCAATATCATTGTCAAAATAAGTATTCTACTTTTATACAAAAAAATATAAGACGACATCTTGTTCAAAGGTATTTTACTATGAAATCTCCTTTAACATCATGGCTACCAAGCGAAAGAATAAAAATGTGTAAAAACGACAATGATTTTTACACGATGGATTCGGTTGACAAGATACCAATTCATCAATACATCTGTTATATAGACGAAAATAATTGTTATTGGGGGTTTGATATTCTCTCATTGTATAATTTTTTTAAACACCAAAAAAGAATATCGAGAGAACATATATCGATAAATAATCCTTATACTGGAATACCATTTAACGAATCATTTATTATAACATTTCGGAAGCATTTACGATTAAGTAAATTATTAGGTTTTACAATCATTGTTGATATAGAAGATGACATCATACCACAACACAACGCTAAACAACAACTTATTATGAATGTAATAAGTATTATAGAACAACATGGGTATATATTATCTGTCCAATGGATTAATGATTTAACCCATTATAAATTAATGAAATTTATAATGTATTTAAAAGATATTTGGGAATACCGGGCTCGATTATCACCTGTCGCTCAACGACAGATATGTTATCCATTTGGCGATCCATTTACTAATTTACCAGCTGGTTATATTGTTAGAGAGTATAATCACGAATCATTATTAAAATGTTCTCTCGAAATTGTGATGAATATTATATCAAAAGGTATTACTTATGCAGATTGTGGTATTGGTATTATATTTGTTCTGTCTGCCTTAACGCTTGTGAGTAATGATGTCGCCGAAGCGTATCCATGGATTCACACTGAGGCTCATTATGTATGATTATGCGGGTTAGGTATTGGTTTAAGATAGGTTATACTAATTGTATTAAAAAACCTATTTAAAAAAAAAGACAGTAATACCCTAATACGATGCCAAAGAAAGTGAAAACCTCTACTCCTGTTAAAGTCTCTGATGTTGAGACAGCTGATCCTCTTGATACAACTGTTGAGGTTGTAGATGCTAAACAACCCGCCAAAGTTAAAAAGGCTAAAAAAACTACTAAAAAACCAGTTGTTGTTGAAATTCCCACAACCCAAGTCGGTGAGGTTGTTGCTGAACCCGTTGTTGATGATGCTAATGTAGATGCGGATACCGTTCCAGAACCTTCTGGTGCAGAACTGGTATCTAGTGTTATGAATGAATTTTCAAACACTCTAACGACCCTGACTGCCCAACTATCAACCCTACGAGGGGAGTTTAAAAGTCTTACCAAGACAGTTGCTCGGGAGATGAAGGCTGCTAGTAAATCGTCTCGTCGAAAACGTACTGGTGGTAATAAGCAACCAAGTGGATTTGTAAAACCTACACCTATTACTGACGAATTGGCTGTTTTCCTGGGTCGCGAGAAAGGTAGTGAAATGGCCCGCACTGAGGTAACTAAAGAAATTAACCAATATGTTCGTGATCAAAAACTCCAAGATAGCGAGAATGGTCGCCACATTAACCCCGATAAGAAATTGTCCAAACTACTTGGTTATACTGGTGAAGAAGTGCTGACTTATTTTAACCTTCAAAAATATCTCAGTCCTCATTTTCTGAAAACATCGGTCTAATACAATACAATACAATACAATACAATACAATACAATACAATACAATACAATACAATAAAAATATAAAACATAGTCTATTAAAATACTTATACTATGTTTTATAAAACAGGTCGAAAATACCCCACAGCTTCTTATTTAGCGTGATTTTACAATAGTTATTATTCTTCCAATAAACAAAACACATAAAATCTATAAAGTCTGTATAATGTCTCCTATGATTTGTATTCGAATACTTATTTGCTACCATCCTATTACATTGTGTTTTGAATTTTCTAAATTTATTTACTACTTGTGTTATACTAACTTTGGGTAATGGTGATCCTTTATGGAATGGACTCAAATAATCTGTCCCAACAATAATACATACTTGAATTAATTCGGAGAGCTGCATACCAAGACATTTTAGTATAATCATTAGATCGTAGACAACGACACATTTGGTTATAGGGTCATAATTCATAGCTACTAATGGACAACCATAAAGAAACATATCTGTATCGTCTGACATAACGACTGTTTTACCCCGTCCTTGTCGTGCAAGATTGGAAATAACTGTATCTGCCTCTTCGTGTTTTTCATAAACAAATGATACATTATTATAAAACGTGTTTTCTAGATGGCGGTAAATAGTTCTACGTTCTTCATTTGAAATACTTACAATGCTCTTTTTTAAACGATATAATTCATCATTTAGTGTTTTCTGTTCGATAATAAGTCGCTCAATAATGTGTTTTTCTGTTTCTATAGACAGTTTATCATCGATACATTTCACTTTAGTTTCCAGAGATTCAATTAATTCAACATTAGTTTCCTTTTGGTTTTTTCGAGTCTCAATTTCATTTAATTTCTCATTTTTTACATCACCATCAAACACAAGAATAACCTTACATTTTAGACCCAATAAATGATTAATTAGTTCATCAAAATAATAAGTAGTAGGATGATTATTATTCTTGAATTTATACATGTAGATAGAGACATCAATAATAACAGTCTTTTTTTCAAAGTAGGTTAATGGGCGTTTCAACCCATTACCATATTCTTGACAGTTGTTATGGATATAAGAATAGAGTCCTTTTACACCCATATCGTTAGTCTGTAAGATAATTACCCTATATTAACAACATAAGATACTGTCTCAATTTTATTTTTAATGAAATGACGACATACATAATGTCGTATTGAGTTTTCCCATATCGATAGACTGTAAGCAATACACAATTTCATTGTATTTATTTTTAGTAATTGAATAATTTTCGACACACGATTTAATAAATTCTGTAATCTCACGAACTTCGGATAGCGACTTGTCATTGTTAATTAAAATACCACTCTTCTCTCGAGAATAAAAAAACAATTGTATATTTGTCATCATTAATGTCTTTATTAAAGTATATTCCAATAATGAGGTATCGGTCTCTTGTAATTTACGAGACACTATCATTTTAGCGATTTTAATCTTTTTATTATCCGATTTAAACAGCATCTCGAGAGAACATGATAAATAAATATCCATATTTTTAATATAATCATAAATACAAGTATGAAATTGTATTATATTGTAAATATTTATTAAATTCCATACGTACTCCTCTGTATAGCGTTTAATAAATGTGGTAATTATTTTATGTCGCCGTCTATATTTATTTTTAATATCGAGACTACGTTCAACAGAGTAAAAGAGGGTATATATAAAAATAGTCCAGTACTCACAATACGTCTCGTTAATTATTAAACGATTGTCGTTATAGTGGTTATCAATATTTAACATATTTCTTATAGACGTATTGGGTTCATTAATGGAACCAAAATCCATCTCGAGAGAATGGATTAATTCATGTAATAATACTTTAAAACACTCTTCATATCTATAAATAACAATTGTTTTATTTACACCATGAGTCGTATAACCACTGTTTATATTACGCGATGTTAAAGGTAATTCACAATCAGTGTTGTATTTCTTTGTATATGGAGTTGGAAATATAAACACATTTATAATTGTCGTTGGGTTTGTATCGTAATTGGATAAAAATGAAATAATACTGTGACAGAAGTCGAATAATCTCTGATTGTCTATAGTTGTAAATATATAAGAACCTGAAAATGTCGATACGTTAAGAGTGATATTTTTAATATTAATATCAAAAGTATGTTTAAAGCATCCTTTATGAATACCTTTTTTTATAGCGTTGCTGATTTTTTTATCTATAAACCGAGAATCTAAATTATCATGATTAAAAAAGGGTATTTGGTCTAATGATTGTATTGGTTGTTTAATTGATTTCTCGATAACATCTTTTTTTTTATAATTTAATAGAGTCGTTATTGCTTTCGATAATATACCACCCATCAACGTTCCGTTAAATATAAAGCCAATCTGTGATTGAAAATTATCAATAAATTGTATTTTAGACAATGTCGTAAAAGTATTGAGATCTTTATAGTGTTTATTATCGCTAAAAATCATACTTAATACTATATTTAGTGGTTATATTTTAACCACTAAATATCATTGGATTAACAAGCTAGATATATTAATTATTGTATTTTAATTAAATTGATTATATTTAATTAAATTACTTTTATATTAATTAAACTCCACCATGTCGCCCATCGTACCAACTCTGTTGTTTCAAACCAACGTGTTTTACGTAATCTCTTCACCGAGAGGCCTACAACGTGTTGAAGAAGAAGAAGGGGACGATAACATCGACATTGAGGACGACGACTATATTGAGACTGAGGACGAATCGTCGTGGGTTGGTGATTCGAGTGATGATGACGATTCAAGTGATGACGATTCAAGTGATGACGATTCAAGTGATGACGACGATGACGATTCAAGTGATGACGATTACGAAGAAGGATCCAACGATGATGACAATTCTGATGAGGATTACCATTCGGTTGATTATGGTGAAGAATTCAGCGATGGTGAAGAATCCAGCGATGGCGAAGAATTCAGCGATGGTGAAGAATCCAGCGATGGCGAAGAATCCAGCGATGACGAAGAATCCAGTAATAAGGATGTCAGTTATGATCCAATGAGCGAGTCTAGTGACGACGAGAACGACGACATTATTGACCTAGAATCGGATGATGTGTTGGATATATTAGAATATTTTCTTGCTTCCATTTTATAAATTCAAAACTTTTTATTTACATTTCTAAAACATAAATTCAATATTTTCATCTCTAAAATCTACAAATGATTTAATTGCTCCATAACCCGCGCTTAAATCTTGACGCATACATCCTCTAACAATGGCAATTTTAACTCCAAACGGTAATTCTTCAAATACGAAAGATTCTCTGTTCCTATATGTTATTAGTTGATAATGATTACCCGTGAAATTTAATATAATATAAAAATAAGGTGTCTCTATACCTCCTAAAGAGCTACTACCACATTGTATAATATTTTTCATATTTTTAATTTTTGTTTCATTTAGCGGTAATGACGTATTTTCAACTTCTCTTACAAACTGTTCTTGAGAGAGGACAATGGCTTTAAAATTAAAATACTTTTGTAATAGCCCTAACGCCATCTCATCTCCCCAATACCGATCAGTCATTACAAACGCTTTAAAATCTCTCAATGACGTTATGGATTTCATGTGTCTAAATTCTTTAATAAGTTCATTTGACGATACCAATTGATTTTCTAGTAATATAATATTACGTTTAATTTCACTGTTTTCTTCTACCATTCGCAACCTATCCTCTTTTAATGTAGTACTCTTAAAAAGTTCGGCGATTTGCGAATGCTCTTGTAATAGCCGTTTAATTTCAATAGTGGTTGTTTTTATATTTTGTTTCAATTGTTTATATATAGCCAAATAGTTTTCATAATCCGACTCTTCTAACGAATCAGCAATTCGTTCTCTCAAACTTGTCACGGATTGGTGAGAAAATACTGGAACACCATTCCCTCTATTGGTCTTTGAATAATCATTAATAGCACTAGCCAAAGAATAAAAAAGACAATCTCCTTCTCCACCCTTTTCTTTAATCTTAAAATACTTATTCATAAAAAAAGACCTGGTCCATTGCATTGCTTCACCATCGCTTTCCAATGGTCGTGATAAATATCGTCGGTCTAATTCTTCATAATAGTGTTCCACGGTTTGTTTGGGATAAATGTCGATCAATGTTTCAGTGGCCGTTGGTTCATCAGTAATGATAACAACATCATCCAAAGCCTTTCCATTCGCATCCTCCTCGGCTACAACTGAGTCATTAATGGCTTCTATAGTCGGCACTGGTATTGGGCGACTACATTGATAATTATTAATTTCAAGAAACGCGGTAGATACGAAATTAAATATCAACGGGTCCAGTTTTTCAATAACTAAATCACCATCCTCGTCGACAAACGAATCGTGATTTTTTTCAACAACTTCGTAAATACCGATTCTAGCAATGGCGCTTTCATAATCAATTCCATCCATTAAATAAATAGGATAGTAAATAAGCGTGTTTTCGGGATTTATGGTAGCTTCCATATCTCGTTGGGATTTAGGTAGGCACATATGCCGTTTTTTTTTACTGGATTTACCGACCGTAATATACACCACATTACAATTAAGTAATTGAATTTCATATAAGGATAATTCTTCATCATCATCACGACTGTTGATTTTCCTCGTTTCCAAAAATACGCATTCCTCGAATATTTTTGAACGCACCATTTGTTTCTATAAATTAAACAATATTTAATTTTATATCCATTAGTTTAAATAATGTCTTGTTTGTTATTGCTGGATAGTCTTTTTTCATTTGAGTTTTTGTTAAACGGGTAAGTTCCAAAATAGGTAGGCTTATTTTATTATGAATAAGAGTAAGATTATCCAGTTTGCTATAGTCAAGCCATTGACTAACAAGCTCTGTGTATAAAATACAAAACAACTCACATGATTCAGCACATTGTTCTCTCATATCTTCATTTTCACCATAATCGTAGAATAATGTAAAATATTTATAGAGATATACCTTCTCATCGAATTCAGGCATATTATCGAATACACCAATTGAATTCAATTGACAAAAAAACGTACATAAATTTCGCCTAGATTCATTCTCTTTATTTATTTTACAAAATTCATTATAATCTTTTTCAGAGTCACCAATACGAATGTCATTGCTATGTATAGCAACGGATTCTACTAATTGAAACAGTACCTTGTTGTTATCAATAAACCATTGTTGATACATTGTATCGATGGTAATAAAATCTCTGATAAATCTAGCGTATAGTTTTGAATAAAACGCATTTGAACTAACAATATTGAATACGAAATGAAACACGTCGATATAATCAGTAAATTCGTTATTATCGGATTTAACAGACTCTTTGATTATAGAGTATATTTCACTAGACATTTCATCGTATGTTTTATCCGTAATCTTGTTGAGTAGGCTTCTAATATCGTCCAGTTTTTTGGATATTCCTTCTTTTTTAGCCTTGTGAGTAGCCTTAAAATTACGCATCGCTTCCCAATCAGCGTCATTTAACTCCTGGTCTTTGGGTTTATCACGGTGTTGTCTATCACGATTATCATAGTGTGTATTGGACGATACATTAAAATTATCCCTTGACATACCACCGACATTGGTATGGTTATTAATTGTCTTTTGATAATCAGATTTGGATTCTCTCGTTTTATTATACATATATTTGATTTTTTCGATAATGTTTGTTGGAATTTTAATAGACATTGTTTGACGAATTTTATTAAAATCTTCTAGAGAATAAGTCTGAATGGTAGATCTTGCCTGTTTTTTACCATTCAGTGGTTTTGCTAGTGAAAAATCGCCATCCATAACTACATTTAACTTATAAACAATTTTCTATATTCATTAATAAAGGTCATATATCAGTTAAACGAGTTAAACATATTAAAGGGATATATACCAGTAGTATGGGAGAAACAATTATGAATGTAAATACGGATATCGCTAGTTCAGGTTCTTGTAGCTCGAACGAATTTTCTTCATGGGAAGACATTGATACTAATATGAATATTTTGAGAGGTATTTATGGATATGGTTTTGAAAAACCATCGCCTATTCAAAAAAAAGCAGTGTTGCCTATGATTGATGGTAAGGACATTATTGCTCAAGCTCAATCTGGTACAGGTAAAACAGGGGCTTTTACAGTTGGTACGCTTTGTAGTATTAATTTTGAATTGAAAGAAACACAAGCCCTATTGTTGGCTCCAACGAGAGAACTGGCCAAACAGACGTTTAATGTTATTTCTTCATTGGGTAGTTATGTCGAAAATCTAACTACTCAATTACTAGTAGGTGGTACAAGCAGTGAAGATGATGCTAAATCGTTAAAAAAAAACACGCCTCATATTATTGTTGGATGCCCTGGACGCGTCTATGACATGCTTCGACGAAATAACATTAACCATCGTAATATTAAATTAATTGTATTGGATGAAGCTGACGAAATGCTTTCACGAGGTTTTAATGAGCAAATATATAATATTTTTCAATACCTCGATGGAAATGTCCAAGTATGTCTATTTAGCGCTACTATTCCAGACGATTTAATGGCACTCACTAGCAAGTTTATGAGAGACCCTATTGAAATTTTAGTAAAAACCGAAATGCTAACCTTGGAGGGTATTCAACAATACAAGGTTAATGTGGATGACGACGCTTCTAAATATGAAACAATCAAGGATTTGTACGATTCTATTTCAATGTCCCAATGTATTATTTATTGTAACAGTGTTCGACGAGTTCAAGACTTGTATGATGCTATGATGGAAGATAAATTTCCAGTCGTATCTATTCATAGTAATATGGAAAGAGAAGACCGAGAAAACGCATATTCTGATTTTAGAGATGGAAAATTCAGAGTTTTAATTTCATCCAACGTCACGGCGCGTGGAATTGATATTCAACAGGTAAATACCGTTATTAATTTTGATATCTGCTCATCAGTCCATACATATCTACATCGAATTGGTCGAAGTGGTCGTTGGGGTCGTAAAGGTGTCGCCATTAACTTTGTCACGCGCCGAGATGACAAATTCATTCGTGATATTGAACAACATTATAATACATCTATAGAGGAACTCCCGTCTTCGTTTGTAATTAGTGAATAATTTAGATAACCATTATAGAAGAATGACACACCCTGATACAGATGTGCCTTATTCGTTTATTCACCCCCTATGTAGAGACATTAATTCAAATACTTATAAACATGTTTCTACTAATGTGGTTTCTGATTTGGGATTAATGGATGATGAGACTGATGTTAAATTATACGATGTCATTCTCAATAACATAGAAACATTAAAGTCTAAAACACAGCCTTTTAGAAAAACTCGTAGCCAACAACGGGTATATGATGAAATAACCAATAATTATTTTACAGAAAAGAAGGATATTGAGTCTAATCAACAATTGGTGGTTATGATTGGAGAGAACATGAATGAAACGTTATTAGACAAGACCGTCCAACAACAAGATATTATAGAACAGCATTTATTTAAAAAAATAGATTCTGATTTTTACGACAAATATAATTATATAGAATACAAACCTTTACAGTTTGCCAATCGGTCAGCGTCCTTGATGGGTTTTCTAAACTTATACACATTATCGTCACCTTTAGTATCAATAATAACACCTTTACTTGTGTTATTAATACCATTTTTTATAATGAGGGTTCGTGGGTTTGCTATTTCGTTTGTAAATTACTTTCAATTTCTAAAAGAAGTAATGTCTAAACTTCCAGCATTTAGAGTTTTTTCATTCGATCCAGAAACATCGTTAAACACTCGTCTAACTGCTATAATGGCGTTTATATTCTACTTTATACAATTGTATTATAATACTAGTTATTGTGCCAAATATATCAATAAAAATCACGATATACACAACATTATTATTGTAATGAGAAAAGTCATTGAAAAGTCAGCTATAATCCACAATACATTAGAATCGTGTTTAGTTAAGTTGTCATTTGAACAGTCTAAGAATACGCTATCTGCTATATTAAAAACACATTGGGATATTATAAAACAATTAACATATAAGTTATCAATATTCGAAGAAAAATATAGTGTTTTATCATTATCCCATGTTAATACTATTGGAGAGAAACTTAAATTGTATTATGAGTTTGTAAGCGATTATAAAGACATTAACAACCAGTTAAGGTCTGTGTTTGACCTAAATACGTTTTGTTATTATTATAAAAATATATACTCTAATAGTCAATCAGGTTATATTAATCCGTGTGGTTTGGATACATTATCGGAAAAAGAACCGATTGTTTTTAAAAATACTTATTTCCCTATGCTTTTATTGGAAGATACCACGTCACAACCAACCATTGTTTATAACTCACTTTCATTAAAAAAATCATACATATTATCTGGACCAAACGCGTCTGGTAAAACAACATTGTTGAAATCGATATTGTTTAATATTCTATGCTCCCAACAGTTTGGTTATGGTTTTTATGATTCATGTCAATTAAATGAATGTTTTTCGGTTATTGAATCCTATATTAATATTTCAGATACCCATGACCGGAATAGCCTATTTCAGAATGAGGCAAGACGTATGTTGGAAATAATAAAAACAACCCAAGGAGCTTCTAAAACACAGCCTATGTTTTTTGTATTTGATGAACTTTTTTCTGGAACAAATCCAATTGAGGCGAACGCCTGTGGTGTCGCCTGTCTGAGAGAATTGTTAAATAATAAACAAGTGAGATTCTGTTTAACAACACATTATATTGATTTATGTAATTATTTCTCTCAAAAACGATATTCAAGGCTAGTTTCTAATGAACATATGGAATGTCAAAAGGATATTAACCAACTTTTATACACATATAAAATGAAAAAAGGTATATCTAAGACCCATGGAGGTGTTAATGTGTTGGAAAAAATAGGTTTCACCAAGGCGATTGTCGACGACGCTTATAAACTATTATCAATATTTGAATAATTAATATATTAGTTTAAACTATTAAAAACAATTCTCCTATTCTAATATGTTTGAAGTATCTAATCCATTATGTATTCTCAGTATTGCTATGACATTAATATGCGGAGGTTTTATTTATTATCATTTAAAATCTAAACTTACTAGTGTTGAGAATGACATGTCGAGTATATTTAATTTAGTATCGTCTTTAAACGATGAACAAAAAAGAATTGGGAATTTAGTTATGTACTCTCTAAATAACCAATCGAGTATTACTCCTACCGAAGGTGGTAGTGTTGAACCATCTGACGTTTTGGCAGTAGAAGTGGATACCATGGTCTCACCGCCGGTTATTAGTGATATGCGAATAACCGTATCCGATGACGAACAAGATACTGATCCGGAAGATGAAGAGAGCGACGATGAAGAGAGCGATAATAGTGATATTGAAGAATCTAATGAGCAGGTTCGTGTAGCTGAAATTACCGACGCTAACGTGACTGCGAACCTTAATAAAATGAAAGTAGGGGAACTGAAACAGTATTTAGAAGGCCTATCTGTTAGTAAAGAAGACATGTCGAAGGCTAAGCGAATGAAAAAAAAAGAATTGGTTGATTTTATCGAAATAACTATTAAAACTAAGGTGGAAGCTGATCCAGTGGAAGAAGTGCAAGAAGTTGAAGAAGAAGTAGCAGTGGAAGATGTAGCAGTAGAAGAAGTAGCAGTGGAAGATGTAGATACTGAATTAAGTGATGAAGAATTAGATAGTGATTTATTTCTTACCATAGATGAAACCGATATTAATCAACTCAATAATGATCTCTCAATTATGGAAGATCAAATTGATACAGATGACACTTCTGAAGATTAAGTATTTTACTATAGTATAATGAGCGATTTAAATTACCAATACCGACAATATAGTATTACCAACGCATGTCGCCTCCAAAAACGCAACACAGAAGTATCTATTGAGGCATGCTGTCCTTGTTGGGATTGTAAAAGTCCAATTACTCAATATATAAATACTTATGAAACTAATTCTTTTTATACAACAGAACCGTCTGATTTACAACAAAATTACAATACTTATTTTAATAAACAGGCTAAAATGGCTACATTAAACTCCAATTTAAAATAGGGTTGTTATCTTAACACCAGACATGATATAAAACAACAGGCTTACTATTAGTATCAAAGCTACACTATGAAACTGGTAAGCATTGATGTAGGTATTAAAAATATGGGTGTTTGTTTGCTCAATTTAGAGGCTAGGACTGTACCAAACCAAGGGGGGATCGATATATTATTGGATAAACTAGACCGAACAACGTTAGAAGATTGGAAATTAATTGATCTAACCAGTCATTTGATTAGTGATACAATGCCGTATAAATGTAGTTTTATACAAAAAAATAAAAAACTATGTAAAAACAAGCCAGTGTATAACAATGATTTTAATAAAATAGCATTCTGTAATACACACGCTAAAGCACAAAACGGCTTTTTTTTTACCAAAGAAGTATCCATCTCTTTTTTACAAAAGCAGTCTTTGGCAGAACTGTTATTTTTTAAAAAAGAAAAACAAATTTATTTTTTAGACAATATCGTACTAGAAGATAAAATAGCGTCCGATACCAAGGTGTATAAAAAAGATATTATTGCTGAATTGATGAGCTATACACAGAAACGTATACTAATACCAATAGTAAAAACAAAAGCTCATGACATTAGTCTTATCGACATTGGTATTTCTCTAACTAATAAATTTAACGCTTGGTTAGGTTCTATTATTAATACTATAGATTGTGTAGTTATTGAGAATCAAATTAGTCCAATAGCTAATCGAATGAAAACAATTCAAGGTATGATTGCTCAATATTTTATAATGAATGGTATCACATCTATAAAATTCATATCATCATCGAATAAACTAAATCCAACATTTAAAAAACATTTAGACAGCGTGTTGCCGACATCTATGAACATCGTTGATAAACAGTCAATCGTTCCCAAGGGTAAAGAATATTATAAACAGCGCAAGCAAGCTGGTCTGAAACTTACTACAGTTATTTTAAACTCAATTGATATTACACACAACTACCATACGTTTTTCGAAAATCATATTAAAAAAGACGATTTAGCTGATTGCTTACTTCAAGGCATATGGTATATATATCATATCAAAGAATAAGGGAATACGAAAGCGTTTGGTTATTCATTAGAGTTAATTGTTTTATTTTCGTATTACTTAAAATTAATTGTTCTATTTAATACATATACTATGTCGTTAAATGAAATTTCAATTGAAACAATAGACTTGGATTCCAGTTCTATGAAACCCATAAAGTTAAGTAGCAATGATGCTGATATATCATCGTCTATTCCTGGGATTGAAATGTTAATGAATAAAAAATCGTCATTATCGTCAAAAAATAAAACGAATTCAAATGACCTCGATAGTATTGAAAATGAATTAAACGAACTCTCTGGAGTATCTATTGGAGGGTTGGCTTCTGATAAACTTAATAGTAATACGCTCGGTAAATCGGTTGCCAATGATTTTAAATTCGATAGTGAGAAAAAACAGAGTACCTGGGATGGTTTTGGGCGTATTAACAATTCTGAAACCGAAATCCCATTAAACCCATCTATTAAAATTACAGGGGATTCTAAAAAAGGCAAAGGAGATGTTCTTAAGGAAAAATTCAATTATTTAAGACGATTGGAAGAGTTGGAGAAAAAAGGAGTTCGATTAAGCCAAAAATACAACCATGATTCTTCTCTCAATGATATTAAATCGGAATATGAAGCTCATGTTGAAGAACGAGAAAAACGCAATAGTATTAATTTCCAGGGTAGAATGATGCAGGCTACAGTGACTGGTTTGGAATTTCTTAATAGTAAATTTGACCCTTTTGATATTAAATTAGACGGTTGGGCTGACCAAGTTACTGAAAGTATTGACGATTATAATGATATTTTTGAAGAACTCCATGAAAAATACAAGACCAAAGCAAAAATGGCCCCCGAACTTAAATTGCTGTTTCAGTTGGGTGGTAGTGCAATTATGCTTCATATGACCAATACAATGTTCAAAACATCGCTACCTGGTATGGAAGATATTATGCGCCAAAATCCAGAATTAATGGAACAATTTACAAAAGCGGCTGTAAATAAGATGAGTCAAGAAAACCCGGGTTTTGGCTCTTTTATGGGAGACGTATCTGAAAATCATGAACGAACATCAAGAACTCGTGGCCCACCACCGCCTGTAGAAACACAAGGCTCAAACGCTGCCGAGCCACCACGACGCTCAAATGGTGGTCAGAGTGGGCGACCTGATATTGGTTTTGCTAGAAGTGGTGATTTGGATGGAGATGGAATATCGTTGAGTGATAATCTGGTTGATGTTAATACCGTTGAAAGAACCACCCGAAAGCGGCCTGAAATGAAAGGACCACGAGATATATCGAGCCTTTTAGGTAAAACATCGTCGCCTGTATCAATACAACAAGCCAATAAGATAGAGGTTGTTTCAGATAAACCGTCGCGCACTAAACGTAGGGGTCGCGGATCACCAAAAACAACAATGAGTTTAGACCTATAAGCTCTCAATAAACAATAGAAATATTTATTTTTCTCCACAATTATAAGTATTTTAATCATTCAACTGTTGTTCTATATATTTTCTCATATCTGGTATTAATAATTCTTTCAATAATTCAAATCGTTCTTTAAATATATTGTATTTGGTTAGTTTAAAAGCTCGTAAGAGAGAACAAGGTTGTTTTGTATGTGCTTCATCGACAGATACTACCGTGTCGCCAACCACTATAAAATTACGGTCTGATAAATCTCCAATATTATGTTTTAATCTGAACCCAATAGCATTCATATAATGTACCATTTGTGTATCAGTAAGTGCTATTATAGAAACACTGAATTTTTTGGCATCTACTACTGGTGTCGAATCCCATTTTTTAGAACCAGGATGTATTGTAATAGACAAGTCTTTTTCACTGATGACTGATTTACACATTAGAAAATAACCTTTTTCATCAACCTTAAATTTATGTCTAAGTCCTATTCCTGGCCTTTCAGGCCACCTATCAACTAACATTTGGTTCATAAAACATTTGATATGAGGAATTCCAATTGCCTTTTTATAATTTTGAAACGATATAAATTCTAAAACAGATTCCTTTTCCAAAAAAGGCCCTTTTATTAGCCATACTTGGTTTATATCATGACGGACACCCTTAGCATAATACGTATCTGTTTTAGAATAACTCGTCACCAACTGAGCTCTACCTATAAAATCCAACTTGTTTTCACTTTGAGGGAAAACCCATATTTTTCTCTTATTTTTAGATTGTTGTTTTATTGTAAAATCCAACAATGGTCTCGTTTCACTCTTATACCATACATATAAATCTTCGAATTGTTTGGGAATAGAGACATTGATAGCCTTTGGACTAACAAGAGAACTTACATTGGCAAAATAAGACGTACTTTTATATTTTGGAGATTTAACATGTTTATCATATACGAAATCATCTAATTCCATCATACCAATCCATGAGGTATTCCACATACCATGACGGGTATGGTTATCTTCTTCAACCATCTGTAAATCATCGCTTCCATATAAATAATCACATAATTGTACGAAATACAGTAGATACCCCTCTTTTAATTTGTAAATGTATTTCCAATCATATAAACAGTCCATAAACTTAAAATAGTCTTTCAGTCTTTCATTAAGATCGTTAAACAATTTCCTATTTGGTCTAATATCATTATATTCTTTCAATATTTCTTTCAATACAACAATTGACCTCCAGTCCTTTTGATTTAGATACTCGAAAAAGTTATCGGTTTTAGCAGACAAGCTACTTTCCATAAGTACAGGTTGAATATAACTACAACCTTTGATTTTTTGCCTATCATCGTCATTCAATTGACATAATACATTCATAAAACTACCAGCTCGTATTTTACGACTTTGGCACAACACTACAATAATCTGTTTTAACGTTTGTATTTCTTTTTCTCTATCTCTCACACTATCATCTTTCACACGTTCGTCAAATATGATATTAAACATTTCACATAAAGTAGGCCATACTTTAATATTACCACAACCAATATCTTCAATAAAGATAATTTGTAATCGATGCAACCCGTTTGTAAAAATACGATTACCTCCTTCAACGTAATCAAAACAGTACATTTCCATACCCATTTTCAATGCCATAACCACATCGCCTCTGCGAATGTATTTTTGCAAGGCCGACTTTACAACATTCCATTCATAACCGCTAATACTTTTTTCATTTCTATATTTAACCGATATATCGTCAAATCGACCGAGATCTATAACGTCTTGTCTTTCGTAAAACATTCTTAATTATCGTAGTAATAGTCAAATAATAACAAATTCAATTTTAATTATTATTTGACTATTAAAATACAAGACAATAAAACACAATTTCAACTACATACTAGCGTGTATAGAGTATATAAGGTATAATATACAATGCAGTTATTAATGTAATTATATTAGCATTGAGTGAGATGCTTGCTAAATAAGAGCTTAATAGCACTGCTAGTATAATCATAAAACTGTCACCTAAAATAGCACCAAACGAAACTTCATTAGCATAATCCTTGAATACGTCAAACATTACATTTTTTCCACGAGGTATAGAACTAAAAAACCAGAAAAATAAAACGTCATGGACTACTTGGATTAACAATACGGTTGCTATAAACATCCAAATATTCCATGAAATATTAAATATACTAAAAATATATCGGGCTATAACAATACCAATCATTAAAATTAACACATCCGCTAACACTGCACTTAACCGGTATGTTTCATACCAATTCATTAGATGTTTAGAGTTGAAAAATGGGGTATAATAAACAATATAAAGGACGATAATGTCGGCAATCAGAGAACCATTTAATAATGGTAAATAATCACTTATATTATTAAAACGACTAATATCTTTCATATATAAGTCGTATATTTGTTTATAAAGGCATACTATACGCTAAACATACAGAAGCAATATTATATAAAAAGAAATTGGTGTTTGTTATCATAAAATAAAACCATAAAAATATACTAACAGTAGAAGCAATAAAATAACCAATATCATTACTGTTATCAACACGTTCAACTATATCTTCTTTCCAATATTCTATAGATTGATCTAATAGTTTATCTTTAGTATAATATAAATCATATAACCATTCTTTAAATATATTTTGGTCGTCCAATGGTATATCTTTTAATTGAATTTCTTTAATATATATATGCATATTATTTGATTTTCCATTTATATAATCTGAAAAACTAAATGGCTTTGAAACGACTGTGTTATCATAACGAACTGTCAGATCATATATTTTACAAAATGAACTGTGTGTCAATAATGTATATAATCCTTTATATCTTGGAAGAACAACATTCGTTAATCGTTTTAAATTATGTTCATCACAATAATCAATAGATTCTTTATAATATATTTCTCTATATACTCTTCCCTCTGGATATATAACTAAACTACACATATCTTTTACTAATGATTTAATTATAGAAATATTTTGTTCATAAGACTTTTGACGATCACTTTCTATTAAAATACATTTTTTAAATAACATACAATTTCTCATAAATGGTATATATTTGAGAAATTTTACAGCTATAAACTTTAAAGTACAAGAACAACCGAAATATGACATTAAATTAAGTATTAAATAGAAATCTAAATGAGACCGATGGTTAGGTAAAAATAAATTATTAGTAATACTTTTATCAACAGTATCTCCATATATTATAATATTATAATTAGCAATATTAGTTAAAAAATAACCAGTGTTTTTTATTGCTATTGAACTTATTGTATTTAAAAAATAATCATTTATACTTTTATTAACCATATTAAATACATAATATAGAGGTAAATATAATGTTGTCGATGCACCAAAAAACAAATAAGTATGTATCATTGCCATTAACTTATACATCATTGTTGATTTAATATATATATATATTTAAGTCATTATGTTTATCAATCTATCTATAAATCCACCCGTGTTCAATTTATTATTAGTCTTTAAATAATCATAAGCCATAATATATTTATTATGATTATGTGTTATATATTTTTCAGATTTTATACAATAAAACCTTTTAAATTCATCTATTTTTTTTTTAAAAACATTATTGCTAAAAAACACGTTGTACTTAAATATGTAATACACCAATGTTATAATATGTTGATTGGTCTCCATAATATCGTCCATTATAGCATTTATATTATGTTCTATTTTATGACTAATAGTATCATAATGTTCTACGTCGTCAAATAGAATACAATTGGATGTTCCGTCATTTAACGAATGTCCTTTAAAATGGTGATAAAATGTATTTTGTTTTATATAAATAATAGAATTACATAGGTGGCAAAACCGAGTTCCACAATAATTACAGTTCATTAGATAGCACCCCCCATCTTTTAAATAAGTATATCCACAATAGGGGCAATTATCCACCATTATGGTATTGATAATGGCTATTAATTTTGCTTCGATAATGGACCACATGTCTGAAGCTGTATTGGTATTAATATCATAAATCATATTGCTATCCATTAATATATAACACTCATCTGAATGGGCTGGTTTATTACAATACGAACACCACTCTTTGATACATTTTTCGCACCTATAAATACGTTGGTTAGGTGTGTTGATCGTGTCGATACTATAACTACAGCAAAACAGGCATGTTTTATATCTATTTGACTGGTTAAATAGATGTGGTCTAGAATTCACCATTTTTCTGAAAATTTCCGCCTGCTCATACGATAAGACTTCGTCTATTTGTCGAGTGTCGTATATTCCACCACAGCCGTCTGATGGATTAAACATACAACTAGGTGTATATACTCCGTCCTTAAACTGGGATTTCAAATACCCATCAAGGCACCACCGACATACTTTATGCTTATTATCTACTGTTATATGACTACATTTATATAAGTTATTTAATTCTTCAATATATTCCAAGCAACATAAACATTGTTTTATACTATTTAATATATTTCTCTCAATATGTTGTTTATCAATACGGTTTTTATATTCTAATTGTTTAGCGTTTTCTTGTTCGCGATGTAGTTTGTTTTGTAGTTTTTTTCGTTTTACATACAGGTTTTCTTCACTACATAGTTTCTTACAACGAACCTTATCACCCACCGCCTTATACTCATTCACGTTGGTAAAAACATAATCACATATATAACAATGTATTGTCATTCTAGTATAAAATATGTCTATTTTACCAATAATGCTTATAAACGAATTATGTTTAAATTGAAATGTTGTATGAGTTTAAACCTATAGGTAGTAAATAACTACAATGACAACAACATCTATTAAAGACGACCGATATATTGATTTGGCTATCCGTGAGGCCTACAAGTCTGAAATGTATACCCGTCACGGTTGTGTTATCGTAGTGAATGGTAAAATTATTGGTAGAGGTCATAATAATTATCGCACTACATTTAGCGATAATCCAATGAAAAACGGATGTAGTTGTCATGCCGAAATGGACGCTTTACGAAAGGCTTTTAAGAGTAAAAAATGTACAGGATATTATACCACGAAGGCAGATGTAAATAAACACCGTCATTCAAAAGTCGCGAACCCCCAATGTTAAAAATTTAAAAATAAATATTTATGTCGCATGTATTATGCAAAATGGCAACATCCACAACTCATCGCCTTGTGTGGATTGTTTTGAACATTTTAACACGTTGCTACATACTGTAAAATACTTAGTATATACTAAAAGAGACGAGAAGCATCATGGAGGGTATTCTATGGAAAAAATACACTTCCGAAATTACTCACCAACCCTAATATCTTCGGGAAGAGAATATTTAGAACGCATTACCAAATAATCTGTATGACAAATCGTCTCACTATAATATAAGGATGGTTATTCCCACTATTTTTTGTTGTGAATCTTGCGTTTGTAGTGGAAACACTATTGATTTCGATTTCGATTTTGATAACGACGATGAAGAGACTAATTCTGAAACAACACCCATTTTAAAACAACCGATAACTAAAACATATAAAACCATAAAGAACAATACAGTGTTTTATTTTTATTTTAAAGAAGGTATTCCAGACGACAATAATGATATGGTTTTTATTGTAGAATATATAAAAGGTTTAAAGTTGGGTAATATAAATAATATACAATTTGTTAAGCGGCGATCTGGAGAGAATCCAGATGACCTGTTTTATATAAAAATCAGTTATCGTTCATTAACAACTAAATTTAAAAATTATTATAGTAAAATAAACGGTAATGAATTAATAGTAGGACTTTTTATAGGGGATAAAGGTCGTAAAGCCAAACGTATTTTCAATAAAAACAGTGGTTTAAATGGTGTGCTAATGACGTCCTATGGTAAGGCGTTTTACAATATCGAACATTGTCTCCCAGTTGATATTCTAATGTGGATATGTGACAACAAACCCATTGCTTGGTTTAACACAGTGCTTCAACATCAACCTTCCAATTATATTTTACCATCATCCACCGATGAAAGAATTCAGAGCCAACCTATTAAAATACCTAAACCAACGCCTATAATATACACTGTTTAAAACACATAATCCAACTTTTCCTTAAGGTCAGACGGTCCGGAAAATAATGCGGGGTTAATGACAAATATGGCATATTTTTCATAATCCATATTATAGTTTTGAGTTAAAAACGAAGAGCCGTAATGTAAAAAAAGAGTCCTACATAAATAGACGATACATGAAATAGTACCCAATTCGAACAGCGCTTCTATTAACAGTCTGGTGGATACCATCTTTGACCCATTAATGTTAGAAACAGATGGGCGGACAAATTTAGGGAATAGGTTAAACGTGAAAGAAGATATTGCCCGTATCAATATAAAATAAAATATCGAAATAAAAAACAAGTTTATTAAATGATATATTGTCTCGTAAATATACCCCATCTTTATATAGAGACAGTTTTTAATGATGGTGTATGTTGTTTGGTATTTAAATACTTATTTTCATATTATACTTATATGAAAATAAATGGTAATGTTGGTTGTTTTATATTTCATCGCGATTTACGAATACATGATAATTTAGCGCTTATTAAACTATGTGATAAATGCGATATTGTGATACCAATATTCGTATTCACCCCATCTCAGGTCGTTAAAAACAAATACAAATCCTTACATAGCGTTCGTTTTATGATTGAATGTTTAGTAGATTTAAACGATTCTTTAAAAGGAAGATTAATAACATTTCAAGGGGATTTAATACTAGTATTGAGAGACATCCTATCTAGAATACCAATTAATTATATTGGATTTAATCAAGACATTACACCTTTTGCTAAAGCAAGAACAGCCTCTGTAAAAACATTCCTACAAGACTACTCTTCTATAAAATTAGTAATTGAACACGATTATTATTTATGTGATTTCAACCAAGAAACATTGTTAAATGATGGAAAACCATTTGTTAAATTTAGCGCTTTTGAAAGACGAGTTAATGATAGTTTAAAAACCAGTCCATTGCCGGTGGTTAATAAACGTTCGGCAGCGATGGTGATGAAAAAAACTGACTATTTAAGATACGATGAGTTAAGTCTTGTAAAAAACGCGACTATGGTTATTTCTCTCGATACCGCTTATTTAACGTTCCTGTCGTCGGAAAATAAATCAACCGACAATCCAAATATAGATTTGACTATTGAAAGTATGGCGTTTTGGGACGGACAGCGAAAAACGGCTATCGGGCTACTTCAACAACTTCGTCGTGGTGACTATAAGGATTATAAAAAAAAGAGAAACGAGTTATTGTATTCAACCACCCGATTATCAGCCTTTATCAAATATGGTTTGGTCTCTATACGCGAAGTCGCTTGGGTAATGCTCGATACCAATTCATTAGACTTATTTAGACAGTTGTTATGGCGTGAATTCTACGCTGTTATTCTATACCATATACCACGCGTATTAAATGGTCCATTTAAAGAAAAATACAGCTCTCTTCAATGGGAAAACAACGCGACCTGGATAGACGCGTGGCAAAACGGTAAGACTGGGTTTCCTATTGTGGATGCGTGTATGACACAGTTAAAAACAACGGGATATATGCCTAATCGTGGTCGGCTCATTGTAAGTAGTTTCTTAGTTAAACTGTTGTTGGTGGATTGGCGTATCGGGGAGCGTTATTTTGCAACTTTATTGGTGGATTATGACCCTTCAAACAACAATGGTAATTGGCAATGGGTTGCCGGAACTGGGACAGATAGTATGCCATATTTTAGAATATTTAATCCCTGGATACAGTCTAAAAAGCACGATCCGGATGGCGAATACATTAAACTGTGGCTTCCACAACTAAAAGATGTTCCTGCAAATCACCTCCACCAATGGTATGATCATTGTTCAAACTACGTGGTAGATACACTTAGCTATTATAAACCTATCGTGGATTATAAGGTTCAACGCGAGGGAGGAATTAATATGTATAAACGTGTAAAGTAGAATAGTTTAATATGTCTGTAATGCGTATATAGAAACACCGTCGCCTTCAATTTTAACATTGCATTTATTCTGTAAGTTGTCATACAGAGGTTTATTTTTTGTCTGAAAACACGCTTCATAACGTCTAACTTGTTTGGACCCCAAGAGCGCCTCTTGAGAAGAAAAATAACGGGTACCATTGCTTTGTAATCTCTCGTCGAGAGAAGTGTTGTTTGTATTTTTTTTGTTCGATTGTGTATATAATAGTAATTTTCTTTTAACTGTTGTATAATCAGATGCTGACATATATTATTAGTATATTAAAATACTTATTGGATGGGAATCAATTAGGATACCGGTAAGGCATGTTGATTTAAAGGACATATAAGGGGCTTGGGGATAATTATAGGAGATCGTTCGAAAAACGCCAACATCTGTGGTGGTGTTTTGAACTCTGGTTTATAATGGATAGACGACTGGGACGGATTAACCAAGTTATTTGCATTAATACCTCTCAGCATTGATTCGACATCAATAGAGTTATGACTCCAATCATCTCGGCTCATTTTACTGGGTGGTACCATACCCCCAGTTGGGACCATTGCTTTGTGATAAGGACGTCCCGATGCTGAATGAGAATACAGTGGCACAGCGGCCTGTTGGATAATATAATTACGTTCATAACAATAATTGTTAGTTAGATTCTTATTTCTTGTAGAAGCCATATTTTATATCTATATTATATAAATAAAATGCTGCATTTATTAAAAAGATTTAGTAGAAACGAGAGACCACTATCAAGTTATTATATTTTTGTATTTAGTATAATATCAATTTTGGTTTTTGCAGTATTACATTACGGGTTAAATCTCTATTATACCAAAGTTCGTGGCGAACCACCTATTTATAACCAAGATGTCGGTATAATCGATTGCTTGTATTATAGTATAGTTACGCAAACCACATTAGGGTATGGCGATATTGTACCTACTCATATGGCATCACGGTTATTGGTTGTCGCTCAGTGTATTAGTATTTTATTTGCATTATACCTAATTTAAGATACGAACATAGTATTAAAATTGCCATAGAGGAGAGTTTGATACGTCTCTAAATTAAAACTACCGTCCTGGATACCATAATAATAATCTTTCATTAAAAGATGAAAATACCCAAAACATGTATAACTAAATGCAAATCCAAATACTAATTTTCTAAAATCGTCTTTATCTATATAATCAAGGGCATTAAAATCGACAGTCGTATCAATATCTATAAGCGCGACGCAACAAAAATAAAAATGCATGTCATTGGATAGAATAGACGCCGTTGGACTGTTATTGGTGGTCATTTTTAATATGAGCGTATCCATAAATGCTTTATCGTTTCGGTTAATACAATCGTATAACACATCGCATTGTAGTTGAAAATCATCCGCGTTTTTAACATGTAATATTTCTCTCAATTGTGTTTGATACATGGCTATTTGAGTATCAAATAGGTTATTATCACTATCAGTCGTATATTTTGATTCACAGTAGTATATGTCTTTATTAATATTATAATACTTATTGAGTTCTGATTGATAGTTATTAACTGTTGTTAATGACATAAAATAACTATCATTGTATCTTTAATTTATTTACTGATTATATTAGTATATTTCTCTCAACAAATAATATTTTAATTATATTTTGCGTCTTCTCGAGATGGTAATCCACCTCTAACCCACCCTTTATGAGCAACACCTTCCACTAAATTATATGGGTTTTGTATTGTACTGGCCAATGAATCAATCATTGGTGTGTGACGGTAGTTAATATGACTTTTCTCGGTAGTAGTTGATAAACTCTTTTTATTCCTAATCATATCTCCTTGAAGTAAATCACTTTCAAGTACAGGATTACTGGGACCTCGCCCCATAAAAGGAACTGTTAAAAATGGTCTTTCCACAAGAGTTAATCGGCATTTAGGATTGGTTGTCTCCTGTTCTATTAGTAAGTTAGAGTTTATATCAATATTATGCCCTGTTGCACTGGTATGATGACCACCTTGTAAATTCATACCAGGGAAATTAAGAGCTGTACCATAAGCTTTACTCATAGTACTGTCATTTAAAAAAAAATTAGTAGTCATATAAGAATTTCCACGCATATTTTCGATATTACGTTGATCTAAAGAACATTGGTCGTCGCCTAGGCGAGACATGTCATTAAATAGATAGTCTCGTATAATTGCCATTATTATATAGAGATATAAATAATATAATACCTAATAACATAAAACTATCTAAAGACATGCTATATTATCTCCATCTTTACAAGAAGTCATTGAACCGTAACAGAACTCTGCAAACCCTTTCTGGTCGTTTGTTATCTGAGTATTGGGAGTGCTATAAAATTGACGCATACTTCTGTCAAATGTAAAATTATCGCCAATATTACTAAACAGGCGTTCATTCATATCTGTTATATCCGGGTTTTGATTTTGAATCATCTGTTTTGTATTCTTGTTAATATCGTCTTCTACTTCTTTTAAAAAGGACGGTGGGGCGGGTTTTCGATTGGGTGTATCGTGGATCTGTGTTAAAAGGACATTCGATAATGGGTTGTTGGGGGTAGGTATCTCATAGAGATTAGTTGTATCATTAGAAGCATAGGCCTTTTTAATATCACTTTCTACCTGACTAGTATCCATAGTAGGCGTAAAACCCTCCCTGTTTGGGGAACGACCGAGAGAATATAAGTATTTTAATAAAGAACTATTATCTTTTAATTGTAATAAATTATTTAATCGTGCATAACCAATCGCTGCTGTAATAGCAATAAACATCAGACCTGTTACTAAAAACATACTGTTATTAGTTATTAAATAACCAATCGCAATAACAATTACCAACAAACGAGTCATTGCATTCACTTGTGCCTCTATAGTCATCGATTTTACAGGCCATAGATGATTCACGTGTTTTGATAATACTGTAATATCGTGGTACCATATTGATTCACTTGCTGGACTCGTATCGTCATTCATTATACTAATATGTAAATGATATTTTTTAATGGACTTAACTAACTATTTACGTTCTTGTTTTTACGATTTTCCTCTAATTTTCTCAACATTCTCTCACGTTGTTTGGACGATTTAATATTTTTGTCCAATTCACGTTGCATTGTTTTCATTTTCTTATCAGGATTTTTACCTCCCATCATGGAAAGCATATTGGAAATACCTTGACTTGTGGGATCAGATGACTTACCACCATTGTTCGCTGAAAAACTTTTAAATAACTTTTCCATATCCTTCAATCCTGGTGTGTTTTTTAGATTCTTCATCATTTCTGCAGTCTCTTCCAACAACTCACTTTCTTTAACATCACCATTCTTAATTTTCTCTTCCAGCTTACTTCCTATTTTTTTAATTAAATTAACCAACTTCAATGGGTCCTTTAATAATTTAGAAAAAACGTCATTGATAGTTTGTGCGTCTTGTGATGTGGATTCTTCGTTATCAAAGTCAATCCCAAACTCCGTTTCCCACTCGTCGCGAGTTTCCTCCATAATTTCGTTTGCTAATGTCCCTATTTTCCCCTTAAATAAACCACTTAAATGTTCGTGAAGTTTTTCAGTATCGGGCATATTTTCTGTAAAACGTGGTGGTGTCGCCGTGGTCGGAGTTTCGTCAGTGGTATCACATTCTGCGTCCCCCCCCATATTCTCAAAAACACGTTTTATGTCATCTAAAGTTTCAGTCATTTTTACCTTTAAAGCTTCGTCGTCAATAGCCTCAAAAAAAGCTTCGCTATTACCAAAATCACTACTGTGGTCGGTCTGTTCTACTACTTTAAATAATATCAGTTGTATATACTTCCAGAGTGTCGTACGAGTTTGTTGTGTCAGATCAGGTGTTTTCCACAACTCATTAAAATCGACTCCACTAAGAAAAAACAACGCATTATCACCACCAAACAAGGTTTCATTTTCATATAAAATGTCGAAAAAATGTTGGCGATAAGTATCACAACAATGTTGATATTCTGCCAACATTCGCTTTGGACAACAAGTATCCCGAGTCGTTGCAAAGTGGAAAACATTGCAATCCACTGCATTAAAACTGTTCATATGCTCTGGAAAAGCAGTGTATAAATCATTAGATAAATCCAATATTAAATGTTTAAATCCATCTGGAATCATATGTTCTTCAATAGTTGCCATTACTATATTTTCAGCGTTAATACTTTATATTAGTTTTAAAGTATTAACAATATTAATGGTTTAACTAGAACACATCATACAAACACCATCTTCTGGAACACATACAAATGGCTCAGTGGTTTCACCACTATTCGGAAGTGTCTCTTGGTCACCATCCGGAATAATGGTAAATTGTTGAGGCTGATGTTTAGGTTTTCGTCTCAAATAGTACATTCCTGTTTTCAATCCTTTCTTCCAGGTATAGAAATGCATTGATGTCAAATTTTTATAATTCGGGTCTTCAATCCATAAATTTAGACTTTGGCTTTGATCAATAAATGCCCCTCGGTCGGCAGCCATATCAATAACACGACGCATAGGTATTTCCCAAGCTGTTTTATACAAGTCTTTCATTGCTTGAGGCATGTCTGTTATTTGCTGAACACTACCGTTGTTTTTGATAATATTATCTTTCAATTCGTTTGACCATAAACCCTGATCAACTAAATCTTTCATCATATATTTATTTACAACAACAAATTCTCCTGCTTTGGTTCGCCTTGTAAAAATGTTGTTGGTCATTGGTTCAAACGCCTCGATGTTTCCCAAGATTTGACTAGTCGACGCTGTTGGCATCGGCGCTACCAATAATGAATTACGCATTCCAGATAACTTAATATCCTGTTTTAACAACTCCCAACTATAACGACCGGTTGTTGGAATACGATCCCACAGATCAAATTGTAATTTACCTTGGGATGTTGGAGAACCCACAAAACTACTATACGCCCCACACCAATGTCTTGGTAATTTATTAAGTTCGGCAAACGTTGGTTTAGCCCTATCGAGACACTCGTAGAGATGTTTTATATGATCATCATCAAAGGATTGTTGGTCATTTATTTTCCAATCCCGACTATGTGGATAGTCTGCAGTATGTTCATAGTCGGGATCATCGCCAATATAAATAATACAATTTTCCAAAGCCGTCATTAGAAAATCCATATCGTTACGACGCTGTTTTGCAATATCACACGATTCTTCCAACGCACCATGGTAAATGGTCTCAAAAATAAGAAGATTCAACTCTTGAGCTTTATCTGAATCAAATGGTATGCGCATTTTATAAAATACGTCAGCCAACCCTTGAACCCCAATACCAATTGGTCTATGGTTAAAATTAGACCGTCTAGTCTTATCGGTTGGGTAATAATTGATATCAATTACCTTGTTTAGGTTAAATGTAATCATACGGACAACTTGATGCAAATCGTCGTAATCAAATTCACCATTTGGCATGACAAATTTACTAAGTGCAATACTAGCCAGATTACAAACAGCAGTTTCTTCTGGGCTACTGTATTCTATAATTTCAGTACATAAATTACTGGATTTAATTGTTCCAAGATGTTTCTGATTTGATTTCTCATTACAAGCGTCTTTATAAAGAATATACGGAGTACCGGTTTCCATTTGACTATCGAGAATTTTAAACCATAATTCTCTCGCGGAAACAACCTTCACGTACCTACCTTGTTCTACATAACTATCGTATAATTCCTTAAATACCTCACCATATACATCTGATAAACCAGGAGAACGGTCTGGGCAAAATAAATACCACTGTTCATTCTGTTCTACTTTTTCCATAAAATAGTCGGGTATCCACAATGCAGTAAATAAATCGCGGGTTCTTGATTCTTCGTCTCCAGTATTCTTCCTAAGCTCCAAAAAATCTTCAATATCACCATGCCACGGCTCTAGGTAAATAGCAAAAGAACCATTACGCTTACCTCCACCTTGATCAACGTACCGCGCGGTTGAATTAAATACTTTCAACATAGGAACAATACCATTAGACGAACCGTTGGTTCCGCGAATTCTGGACCCACTTGCTCGAATATTATGAATATGTAATCCAATACCACCTGCCCATTTACTAATTTGTGCTACATCGCTTAGCGTGTTGTAAATACCGTCAATACTGTCTTCTTCCATTGACATCAAATAACAACTACTTAATTGTGGTCTAGGAGTACCGCAATTAAAAAGGGTCGGTGTAGCGTGTGTATACTTCAAATAGGACATAAAATCATAGGTTCTTTTTACCAATTCCAGATTGTTACCATGAATACCAACAGCTACCCGCATCCACATATGTTGTGGTCGTTCAACTATAACATCTTTGAATGTCCGCATTAAATAATTACGTTCTAATGTTTTAAAACCAAAATAATCCAACAAAAAATCCCGATCTTCAATGATATAGCTATCGAATTCCACTCGGTTTTGTTGAACAATGTCCCAAAAATCGTCGGCAATAAGAGGACAATGTTCTCCGGTATCCAAATCATAATTTTCCCATAATTGTTCCATGCTTTTAAAAAACGATATATAGGTTTTCTTTTGTTGATTTGATATAATAATATTTCTAGCCAAATATCCATAATCATAATGTGTTGTAGATTTACTACTACAAAAACTAGCCATAAACTCGTCTATTTCACTAGTATGAATTTTATCATATAATTGGTTAATTACTTGTTCAACAATTTCATTTAGTTTTACATTTAAATAATCCCTGTTCTCTCGACGTGCTTCATCAATCACACTGTTTTTCAAACGTTCCATGATTTTATCGTATGAAAAAGGTTGTAGGGTTCCATCACGCTTAATTACCATATTTTCACTCACCTCGTCCATTATTGATATGATAAATAATGAGTTATTTTTAAGTGATTTATTATTATGTTTAGATACCCTACCATTGCGATAGACCTTTAACGAGATTTAATGTTTATTTAAAAATTGATTTAATAGGTAATAGGATAATTAATTATAAACAAAATGCCATTATATTCTTGCGACCGATGTGCCAAAGAATTCTCACACAAATCTCGGTACGATTCTCATACTAAAAGGAAAAAACCCTGTGAAATAATTTCAGGTAAAACACACATTGTGGTAGATGAAACGGTAAAAAGAAACAAAATCGTTATTATAAAAAAAGAAATACCTAACAAATCATATAATACTATGGATACATTTAAAGACCTTTACGAGTTTCTTCAGAAGTGTAATGAAGTCAATATTATTAAATGGTTGGAACAGCCATGGGTTGGTAAAGATAAACAAGAGTCGCTATTAAGACTATTCGCTGGTCTTGGATTGTTAGATAAACTGAAAATATACGACATTTGTAAAGGTAATTATAATAAAAAGACCATAATTAAACACACGAGTATAAAAGATGTGTTTTATAATGAAAAAAACGACCCTATTAATCTTAAAGATAAAGGAGACTCCTCTGACTTGACAGGTATTTGTAAAGAAAATGACAAACATTTATTAGTTACAACATCAAAAAATCTGAATAAAACACAAGTTGGAAAGTTGGATATTGATAAGATATTAACGAATTTTGAGCAGTATAGTGTAGATGGTTATACAATGGCGTTATGTATTTGCGTTAGAAATAACACTAGTTTCCAAACTATGAAAAAAAACATTGAAGAATCAAATCAACAATTGAAAACACTATTAGAAAAAGAAGATACTATTATTATTGATTGGGATGACTTGAATCAATCATATCATCAATTCAAACTATATTTTGGACAAACATCATTGGATAACATTATTAATTCCAATAAAACCACATTATGTTTAAAAATGCATCAACATCTTGGTGTTTTAAAAACTCTTAAAATGAAAAACAATGAACATAAGCGGATTTTATGGGGTCATATTCAAAGAAGTGGAAAAAGTTATATTATTGGAGGTTGTATTATTGAGGATAGCAAAGATAAAGATGAATGTAATTATTTGGTAATGACTACAGCACCAAATGAAACACTAGAACAGCAACGAAAAGTATTTGATTGTATTCAATTAACAGATTTTAATATTATCGTATTAAATGGAAAAAATAAAAAACCAGTTTTAACTAACAAAAATATTATACTTTGTTCAAAACAATTCTTACAAACTAAAATAGATAAAAGTATTGATAAAGAAAACAGTATTGGAGAAAAAACCAAGAGTATTGCTTGGTTAAAGAAATTGTCATTTGATATGAGATTCATAGATGAAAGTCATAATGGAGGAACAACCGAATTAGCCAAGAAAACATTGGAATTTTATGGTAAATCTTCATTTACAGTTCAGATTACAGCGACATATTCTAAACCGATAAATGACTACAATATTCCAAAAGATTGTTGGATTTTATGGGATTTAGAAGATATAAAATTATGTAAGAATATTACAGATGAAGGTAGCATTATTAGATTAGTAGAAAAACACGGCGATTGTATTGAAGAAATAATACAAAAATATTCTCAGGATAGTATAATTAGTGAATATTCAAAATATCCAGAATTGTGGTTATTAACTGATGAAATTAATCCAGATGTTGTAACTGAAATAATAAACGATACGCGGGACAATAACTATGGATGGTCACCTGATGCTTGTTTTCTTCTTAAACAAGGATTAAAAAAAGACAAAGAAACAAAGAAACATAAAATTATAAAAAAAGAAGAGTTTCAAAACGAGGGAGAAAACTTAAAATTATGGTATAGGATTTTTGGAAAGAAAAACAGATTTGGTATTCCAGATAAAGATTATCCTGATAATGTTGTGTTTATGAAGAGGATTGAAAATATATGTAAGGATCCAACAATAGATTCACGGTTTATTGGTGAAGGAGATTATCATAATGAACCTATGATTATTATGGCGTTCTTACCTCAAAATAATATCTATACGATTTCAAAAGCAACAATAAAACTATTAATCGATAATAATGTTATTCCAGAGTACGAAATTATTAGTATTAATAGTAAAACTACAAGTAATCCAAAACAAAGTATTGAGGATGCTCGTATTAAAGCCAGAAATAGTGGGAAAAAGGGGGTTTTGGTTTTAAGTGGGAAACAATGTAGTCTTGGAGTATCAATTAATAACTGTGATATTGTGCTATTATTAAATAATAGCATGGGGTTTGATATGATTTATCAGATGATGTTCCGTTGTATGACAGAAGGGAAAAATAAAAAATGTGGTTTTGTGGTGGATTTAAATATTCATAGAGTAATTGAATCTTCTGTTATTAATTATGCTTCATTGATAAAACCGGAACTTCATCCAAGAGAAGCTACAAAATTCATTCTACAAGAAAGACTTATCAATTTAAATGGTGATCACTGGATGCCTTCTTTTGGGAATGATGTTTCAAAGATTACTGCCTTGTGTGAAAATGTATATGAACTGTATTCGTCTAATACTGAAAATGCTCTTAATCATTTCTTAAACCGTCTTCGTTTCAAGGATCTATTGCTTACAAAAGAAGAACAGAAAATATTTAATGCTATGTTTAGTAATGTAGAACCTACAAAAATACAAAGAGATATAATAGATAAACTATTAGAGGAAGATGACGAAGAAACAAAAATAAAAAAAGGAATTGAAAAAACTACTGTTGATATGGAAGACGTGTCTGATACGTCATCTGAAATGAGTGATGTTGGTGATGAAAAAGAAGAAAAACAAATAAACTATATGGATATTCTAAAACATATTATTCCTCTTATATGTTTATTAACCATTCATGATAAAGAAACATCGTTTGTAGAAATGTTTGAATTAATTGAAAACAATGAATATGTGTATAATATCCTAATTGACCAAACTAAAAGTTGGTGGGGTAAATCAATAGATTCAAAAATAATAAAAAAGTTTATCAATGTGTATATGAAATATATGAAAGATGATAAAGAAACAAACCAGATTATTAGAACTGTCAAAGAATTATTTATGAAGAACATTAAAAATAATAGGGAATTATCTATTTTGATTGACAAGTATTTAATTCCACAAGAACTTGAAAAAAAAAGTAATGCTGAAGTGAGTACTCCATTTAAATTGAGACAAGATATGTTGAATAAAATACCGATTGAATTCTGGACGTCTATAAAGAAAGTGTTTGAACCTTGTGCTGGTAAAGGAGGATTTATAGTTGATATAATTGATAGATTTATGGATGGTCTTGAAGACGTTATTCCTGATGAAAAACTTAGGTATAAAACAATTGTAGAAAAGTGTATATATTTTAGTGATATTAATCCTACAAATATCTTTATCTGTAAGTTATTAATTGATCCTTATAATGAATATAAATTGAATTATAATGAGGGTAATACATTAGAATTAGATATAAAAGAAAAATGGGGTATATATGGATTTGATGCTGTTATAGGTAATCCTCCTTATAATAATTCATCTGGTACAGGTGGAAGTAGAAAATTATGGGATAAATTTGTCAATTATAGCATTGATGAATGTTTAATAAAAAATGGATATTTGTTATATATTCATCCTCCAAATTGGAGAAAACCTGAAAATAAAATTCTTAATAAAATTAAAAAATATAATTTGATTTCATTAAATATATTAAATGAAAAAGATGGTATAAAATATTTTAAATGTTCTACAAAAGCGGATTATTATTTGTTACAAATAAATAACTATAATGGTGAAACCATCATAAATAATATGTATCATTTAAATATAAAAGATTTAATGTTCATTCCAAATAAAAATTTTGAATTATTCAAAATAATAAATGGTACCAATAATATTATTTGTCCAAATACTTCTTATACAAGTGATATAAAATGGATGAAAGATAATAAACATTTGAAATATAAGTATATATTAAGTAAAAATAGCAAAGAAACAAAATATAAATATTCAAATGAAAGTAAAAATTTTAATGGAATTAAAAAAGTAATTATATCTTGTGGTAGATATCCTTATCCAATTAATGACTATAATGGTGAATTTGGATTAAGTTGTTATAACTTTGGAATTGTAATTGATAATAAAGAAGAAGGTGATAATATTATAAAGTGTATTGAAACAGATAAGTTTAAAGAGTTATTGAAAGGTAATAAATGGGGTTCTTATAATATAGAATGGAGAATGTTTAAATATCTAAAAAAAGACTTTTGGAAAGAATTTATATAAATATAGTATAATTAATAATATATATTCAAAAACTTTTTATTATAATATAGATATTATAATAAAACATACACATAAAAGCAGTGATTATAAGTTATCATCTGTTGTATACTATCTCTCAATTCTATTACCAACAACAAATATACTGAAATAGTTTGTTGTTCCGAGAGAATTTAATGGTATATAAAATAGAACATATAAGACTAATAGTGTGTTTAAATCAATATAAGTGTAAAATATTTTCAATGACATTACTAATAATCATAAACAAAACGAGAGATCATTAGGTATAATTATATATTAATCTTACACTCGATCGTTAAATGATTTAAACATTATACAAATACTATAATAGACTATATTGCAATGGCGGTTGAAAATAAGACATTGTCTGGCGGAGATTTTATGATGTTGGATTGTCATCATAAAATAGTGTATGATAATGTCCGTGAAAATATGGCGACTTACAACAGTCTTCATAATTATTTCACAACTCAAATGATGTCTATAGAAACACAAAATACCGAATGTACAGACCCGAATATCATCGAGGTACATTGTCTGGATGATTTTACAGATTGTGATGTTAGTAAAAAAATGCCAGGATTATCAACAAACAACACATATGAAATTGATAGATTTATCGTCAAAGGCAAGAATACATGCACTATCGAAAAGAAAATAATAAATATGAATATTGGTATAAAATATAAAATACGCGATGGACATTCTTTAGGTACAGAGCTACCAACATATGTCAATGTCGAATATATTATAAAAACGGATTCTGATCAATGTAATCAGACAGTCATTACAAACAAGGATGTTTCTAAACATAGTAAAATGGTTTTTTACCCTAAAAATAAACTTAGTTTTAAGTTTTTCGACCTATTTATATCATCATTACTGGTATTTAACAAAAAGAAAAACACAAATCATTATATTACCGACGCAAAGGAACTTACTATTTATATAAATGACGACTCTTACTGGCAAGAATTATTTAATAGACCAACGCGTGATATTGATAGTGTTTATCTACCTATTGAAACAAAAGAACGTGTCATCAATGACCTGGAATGGTTTATAAAAAATGAAACTCAACTTCGATACGAACAACTTGGTAGAAATTACAAACGCGTCGTTCTATTCGAAGGTATTCCGGGGAGTGGTAAAACATCTTTCGCTCTATCCTTGGCAAGCCACTTTAATTACGATTTAGCCATTTTAAGCTTTACTGACAAGGTAACCGACGGTACATTCACACGACTAATTCGTCAAATGCCAGAAAATACAATTTTACTACTTGAAGACATTGATTGTCTTTTTCACGAACGCAAAAGTGAAGATACCCAAAAAAACTTTGTAACCTTTAGTGGTATTCTGAATACATTGGATGGTATCGCGACACCACATAAGTTTATATGTATTATTACTACAAATTACAAAAATATGTTAGATGATGCACTCCTTCGCCCAGGACGCGTGGATAACATTGTATCATTTGATTATATAAAACGGCAACAGATACACGATATTTATAAAACATATATGGGTGAATTATATTCTTCAGAATTATTCAAAACATTTTATAAAGAGTACTCGCGTTCTGGAGTTAGCCTCGAATGTTCAGCGAGTCTTATCCAAGAATACCTATTTAAGTATTTAGATAATCCTATCGGAGCGCTTGAAAATATAGGTTATATCAAAGAATTGAAACAAAAATGTACTAAAACTAAACCAGATGTTTATATGTAATAACGTGATATTAATGAAATATATGTTTAATTAGAGTTTAATTAAACATGTACCAATATTCCCTCTATCGAAAATATCACCAGTTGGAGCGCGTTCTTTCCTCGCCCGTTTGGGTTTAGTATCGACAACCAACGTTCGAATCGTATCGTCTGTCCGAATAGCGTTGATTTTAAGCCACATTCTCTCAAACGATGGTAGAATACTTTTAAACCACGCCCTATTACGTTCTACACAAATACAACTATATGTATCACATTTCCAAAAAATATTATCAACCCAAGAACTGTTCTCTACGTTATTCAAATACTTATTTATAATACCGTCTTTCCAGATTATTATTTTTTGTACAGTGTTTTCCGATATTGGACAATACTCATAGACAGGTTCTCCACCCACGTAAAACATTACCATAAGACCCATATAATTACCATTCCTACTCGTCATTAACCCGTCTTTCTTAGCGTCGTCGTCAGCGTCCTTTAAAAACGCAACATCGTCTTCATATTCTGTGAATTTAGTCTCTAAAAAATCGCAGTAATCCATATTACATACTTCCATCTGCATCTGCATCTGTACCCAATAGTCTTTTTTAGGTATTCCAGTTATTTCTCTCGATACTACGTTTTTTACTTCCAGTAAAACACCATATTTAGGCGACCGATCGCTTATATTGATACCATCTGGTGACGCGCCTATAAAATCATATTTCTGATGCTTTATACACCCAAACTCACCAATAACCGTCTGATTAATGTGTTCGTAAATCATTGTTGATAATGGTTCGTATTTATGACCGTGGTGAAAGGTTGATAAAATATTTGTAAATGTTGTGGTTGATGAAGCTACTAGTTTAGATTTTATAAAATTCTCCTGTTGAGCAGGACTATCGAGTATTTTCCACGCGCTACTAGCAGTAATACATGTCTGGCGATAATCATACCATTCTGCCGTCCGTTGGCTAGGTTGATGAACGTTTGTTAAATACTCCAATTGTAGTTTAATAGACTCTGTTTGATTGGGGTTGCATGAATTCAGACGGGGGGTATAATCACAATCATATTCGCGTCGTATGATATGATTAGAGGCGTACAATATACAGAGTTGGTATTCTAAACACTCCATTATGTTATCCACAATAGTGTTATAATGCTCTATATAATCAATACCAGTAATAGTCATCACATTCTTGTTGGCCATCACGCTTATATAATATGGTATAACCGGTTTAAATTCGCTTATAAGTTGATTGTAAGCTGCTTCTAATATAATACAATCAAATGTATCATAATGTGCAATAGAGATATGAAGATGGTAACTATCCATTAGTCTCTCATTACATAACGCCACTAGTGAGTCATAATCACCTAATAGAAAAAACACGTTAATATAGTTATTGGATTCCATGCTATCGTTCGATAGCATTACAGAGTTCTATAAGTAATACAGGTATAGTTTTATATTTAGAATTCAATATATTATCAGTTAAATACACCCCAATGGCTCATGTATTACATATTTCATCTACATTTAAATACACTTTTTTAGCTACATTTTTTATAATCTGCTTGGTCTCCTTACTATCATGCTGTATATCACATGATACGTTGCTTAGTAATTTATAATAATCGTCGTTATTCATATCACATTTTTTTAATGCTTTAGTCGTTATTGTTTGAGTACATTGTTTGATTTGATTCGCAGCCAATTGTTGAATACCGTTTTTTAGTTTTACATTGTCCTTATCAATATCCCACTGGTTTTCGTCTTTTATCATCATGGTTTCTTTACCAGTATTTAGACAATGAATAGGACGCTTATGTAATTCTAAATCAAAAATAGCCTTTAAAATCTGGTTATTGACACTATAAGCCAATCCCTCTTCTTTGGTTAATATTAAATCGCTATAATTTACCCGTATTGATTTTAAAAAATCAGACATATTAAGCGCGTCTTTAAACTGTTCGTTAAAAAATACGTTAATATTTAGAGTATTATTAACAGTGTTTCCGACCTTTGGTAAAAGTTCTTTTAATGTCAACATATGAGTTTCATGCTGTTCTATAATAATCTTTTGCAATTCGTTATTCTGTTTTAAAATATCTGAAAACAGTTGTTTATATTCTTCCACAGTAATCGTCTGTTTCGACACGGTTGTATCTACTATTTTACCAAGTGATGTGCATGTTTTTATATGTCTATAATACCCGCTGTCATATTTATAATTTTTACCACATATACACATATACGTTTCTGTAGTGTCGTCCGGCATTATTTTGGCCGGTTTTTTTCTGCTCTTTTTTACTATCATTTTACTACCATTTATATGCTTTCTAGTGGATAAATGCCTATCGTAATTTCCCTTCCTACTCGTGTTATAGAGACAACTTTTACATTCAAAAATCATTGCTCCTTTTTGCTCCTTTTTACTATCCATAAATGATAGTAAAAAGGAGCAATCTTTAAATGACTTCATTTCAGTTTCAAAATTCCGCGGACGCCCTTTTTTTATATGAAATGAAAGTTTTCAGAGTTGGAATGTTTTCTGCCCGTAGTCAGTCTCATGTCCAAAACGGCCGCACTTTCCGCGGTTTTTAAAAAGTAATATGCTATATATGAGTTTTCACTGAATAATTTATCTCAAAAAATCCTACTTTCATTTTTAAAAAAAAGGAACGCGGACGCTTTGTTTAGTCTCCAGTCTTCATCGGAGACTACTGAGATGAATTACAGATGAATAGTATCGATCGATTGCTGAACCTGTAATTCCAATTCTTTAATTTGTTGTTCAGTTAATTTCTTTATTTTGTTTTCAACAATGGCCTCGTAGATATGTAGTCCTTTCAGATAGTCTTTTTCGCATGTTATGTATTGATTAACAAGTGTTTTGATTGTATTGGTGGTCGCTATATTGAGAGAATCGATAGTTAAGTCTGGATGTACGCTAAATGTTTTAGAACCTGTTTCTGAATGAATTACGCTTATAAATAATTGTTTAAGGACATTTAATAATGTCTGTTGGTTGGATTCTATCGTCGCCTTCATTGTTCTGATGTGGGTAGCATAGTCCTTAAACAGTGGGTCGCCTAACGTTCCATAATGTTTTATGTTATATGGAGTGTTTTTTTTACTACACGATGGTAAAATATTATACGTTTTCATTTTAATATCCACAAATGACGTTATTGTAGGAGGCATGGTTGCTGGGTCTTTATCTGTAAAAGCTGCGTATAACGTTCTTATATCATCATCATACTGTTTTTTCATAGTATCCGACATTTTGTTGAACTTACCTGTATCAAAATCGTAAATATCGTAGTATAGACGTTCTAGTTCTTTAATTCCAATTTGATCAATAAGAGATTGTTGTCGCCCCTGTGAATCGATCCCAACCGAACAGAAATCCGGATGAACAGACATTGAATTATCGGCATTATTATCAGATGGAATAGAACTATGTTTAGTAAGGTAGTCTAGACGCGCATTACATATATTAAGATGTGTTTTTCTAGTCGTTACACCTGGTGGTAATTTGTGTTTTTCAGAGGCAGATAGAGCATGTTCGATACCATAGGCATCCGTATAACTATAGGTTGGGTTTAGTGTCATAAATATAGCAGAATATAATTGGGCTACTTTTATAAAAAAACGAGCAATACCAATACAGAGACGTTTTTTATGTGTGGGTTTTAGTAATGTATTAATAGTATCAAATTGTTGTTTAGGGGCAAAAGTAATGGTCTGTTTAATTTTCTCATTAATATCAATACCAGATTTAGTCCTCTGTGATAAATACTCTATTTCATGTGTGTTTAAGTTTTCGTTTAATAATTCCGCAGTTAAGACGACTATTTTATCGCAATAATGAGGGTCGTTTAATTTAAGAAGGTCACTAAAGTTCTGGTTTAATATGTATTTTTCGGCGATGTTTTCTAATACATTAGAAAATACGTCCTTATTTTCTTTACTTTCTATATTGGATATAGATGTGGTTTGTTGATTACCCATTTATATTAAGAAAGGAATTTAATTCAAAACATAAACTACGTTTTATATAAAATAAAATAAATATAGCATTATTATATATGGATAAAGGTGATAAAATAGCATTAAAATCTGTACCAACAACAGGTGAAACAAATGCCGCAATATTTACCTTTGGTCGTTTTCAACCACCACATTTGGGACACAGTAAATTAATCCAATACGTACATTCTATTTCAGATGCTTCCTTAACGCCTTTTGATTTTACAGAATCTGAATCGTCAAATGAAAGTAAAATAACAGTCGCAAGACAATATCAACTTTCCAAGGATGTGGATGGCGTTCCTTCACCAAACAATATCAAGGATTCTATGAAACGTGGTAAGGGTGTCATGGGTGATTCTTATGTATTCGTATCTAAGAGTGAAAATGACAGCAAGACCAAAGAACGGTTGTATAAAAATAAAAAAATGGGATTGACTTATGAAAAGGTACGTGATACCCTAAACTCGTCAAACGATCAAGTCTTGAAAGACAAGATAAAAAAAACATTTGGTAATCCACTAACACCTGAAGATAAAATAAGGCTTATGCGACTACAATACGAACGGTTGGGTGATTTACGGTTAATAAATACGAAATACTGTTTGGATGAAGCCATTAGCGAGGATGAAAGTTGTGGAACGATACAGTCTATTATATCTCGTCTGTTAAACAATAATTATAATAAAATAATACTCGTGCTTGGGGAAGATAGATTAAAAGGATTCGAGAAATTCTTACCCAAAACAGTTAGAGAAAGCCTCCCAGATACGTTGAACGCTGCCGAATTAATATTAGTCGGTGTTGGTCGTGATGAAACGGCGGATGATCCTATATTAAGCCTTAGTGCAAGTAAAGTCCGAAAATTGGCATTGAATATTGATTTAGATAATTACGAAAGTGCTGGTCAGATTGAGAGAATAGAAACTCTCAAGCGTAGTTTAATTCCCGATGATGCAAGTGAAAGCGTAAAAACCAAGATGGAGAGTTTGCTACCCGAATATATAATGAAAATACAGAATGGTTATAAACCAAACCAAAGTGGTGGTCGAAAGCGCCGTAATGTGTCGAGTGGTCGTCAACATAAATCACTGAAATATAGGCGTATGCGTGGTTTAAACAGAACTAAAAAAATAAGAAAACCCCGGCGGAAACGCCATAATAAATAATATTATTTAATATAAAAATTGAATACTAATTCTAAAACCATTTAGATATAATTTAATACTATATACAGCCATGGCTGCTGATGCTTCAAATACTTATATCAAGACTTCTAAAAACGCTACCCGAAAAAAGAAACGGAAACGCGATAAGATTAAATTATGGGGGCAGTTTTTAAATATGGAACGGGAAACACATTGTACAGAAAGCGGTAAGGATGAACCACTTAATTTAAAACCTTTATCATTTAAAGATTTACATAATAAAGGTATTGATAAATGTAATCATCAACTGTTGGATACGATTGTTTATTCTGAAAGTCTTGTCAATTACACTGGTGGTGGTGAGAGAAGTGTGTGCGACCATTGCGAGGGCGATGTAGAATATAATGAAGATGGTTTTCTGACATGTAAAGCATCTGGATGTGGTAAAATACATAAGGACATTACCAACAAGAATGCCGAGTGGCGTTTTTTCAGCGACGACAAGGGTGGTGACCAAACAAGATGTGGTATGCCAATTAACCCCCTTTTACGCGAGTCGTCCTTTGGTTGTAAAGTGCTTGGTGGTGGATATTCAAATGAAATGCGTAAAATTCGGCGATATACAGAATGGCAGTCGATGCCTTATAAAGAAAAATCACATTATGATGAGTTTCAGTACATTACTACTTTAGCAAGTAATGGCGGATTGCCTAAAATAATTATAGACGGCGCGTTGTTATATTATAAAAAAATAAGCGAACAGAAGACATACCGGGGGCTTAATAGAGATGGTATTATTGCGTCATCTGTTTATATAGCATGTCGTATTAACTCGTATCCTCGAACTGCCCACGAAATAGCATTGATGTTTAATTTAGATAATGCTAGTGCAACCAAGGGGTGTAAAAACTCGATTAGTATTATTAACGAATTGGAGATAGATATGGAGCATAACGAGAAAACAGTATTGTGTATGACAACACCATCGGCTTTTATTCCTCGTTTTTGTAGTAAATTACAAATATCAATAGAACTTACTAAATTGGGTGAATTTATAGCTATGCGAGTAGAGAAAAATAATCTAATACCGGAGAACACACCAAATTCAGTAGCGGCTGGAATTGTATATTTTATAATTTATTATTGTAGATTGGGTATTGCTAAATCGGCAGTAAGTAGCGTTAGTGAGATTAGTGAGGTTACTATTAATAAATGTTATAAACGATTGGAGTATAATAAACATACTCTTCTTCCAAGTATGTTTATTAAAAAATACAACATTGTGTTTTAATAACTATAACGATTATTTGATATTAGTCAAATTTAACTATAATTTCAACATTCTCTCGTTTAATGGATTTAGTTGCGGAAATTGACAACTCTTCTCGTTTCTTGCGACGGGTTTTAGAACCAGGGATTATACTATCTATATTTTTCTTAATAGTATGGTTTTTAGTCTCTGTTGGTGAGTGAGACATTTCCTTACTTCGAGAGTTGCTATTACGTTTATTCATATCGTCTTCAATAGTAGAATAATGGTTTCTTACATAGTCGATAACATTGTTTTCAAACGCCCATTTGAAAAAATTTAATTGTCCTAATGTGGTCTGGATATACTCGCCATCAACCTCGTTATATGGAATGCTTATGCGATCCCACCGACAAAAAGGGTCAAAACGACGTTTAGAATAAGCTTTTAACTGTAGTTTGTAATCCATATAAACCTTAAACCGAATTGTCTTCTCTGAGCGTTTAATATGATAGACAGTAAAGTTTTTTTTAGCATAATTTGTAGTAAACCAATCAACAATACGTAGAGATATCTCTGACGTTCCATTAATGATGTTCATCATATCGTTAAGATTGTCATTTTCCCTGTAAAACGAGAGAAGATTACTTAAGAGTAGATCATTCTGTGAGGTATAAGAAACACTCATGGTTAATAAGTATTTTAATGTTTAATGTTTATGTTAGTTTATAATATATTACACATATTGGAAATAAAATAAATTGTTTTCTAACTCAATAATCAAATAAACTTAAACGAGACACTTATATCCATAAGTATGCTATACAAATTGTTAAATAATGGAGAATGCTTTACATTTTTGTTATTTTTATACTCCATCTGGGCGTTTTAAATTTCCAAAAGTGTAAAACACGCTAGAGAACCAACAAATACTAAAAATAGTCAATTATATAGTTTTTATGGATTATAATTACACAGGCTTAATATGTCAATGTTTGTAATATTATAAGAAAAAATAAAAATATATTAGTTGTTAAATAGTAAAAGGGTTTAGTTAATTATACCATAAAATTAGCTTCATCATAAACAAAAGCTTTAACAATGTCTATATTAAAGTAATTGAAAATTTGTTTGGCGACTCTGATGATTGGTGATGTAGTATTGGATTGATGTGTTGGTGGTGGCGGTGCGATATACTCATACCCAATATCAATGATAATATGGTCCATGGTAGTATTTAAATACCCACATATCATATGCCTATTTAATTTCAATTTTATAATAAATCACCAGTAGGTTCTTGATATACAACCAACCTTTTTGTAAATTTAAATGACGCGTGATTTGTTCTTCCTCGCTTAATATTACATCCCAAACAGGCAACTACACAATTACTTTGATAATGTCCCAGTTTATTATTAATACGTTCCAACGTCCATCGGCGCTGTGTGGAGTTATGATGGATGTTTTTTTTTATTAAAGATATACTTTTTTCATAGTAATAGCAAGACATGTCATTACAGTTTAAATATTTATCAGGCATTCCCATATCAAATGGGTAGTTACAGTAAAAACATTTACCATTCGAATCAATCAATAGTTTTAATAAACCTATAATATTAAAATACTTTTTTACATATAGATTCGGGTCGATATACTCACGAGAGTCCGTATGTATGTTTTTTACCAGAGACGTAGATGGTTGTTTTACTGATATAGACGGTTCTGCACCTCTTTTTAATACACGATGATTATAGTCACCTTTTAATTTTAGTCGATCTTGAGATTTATAGGAGGATAGTTTATGGCTTATATAAGAGAACAATGAGAGAAGGTGATAAATAGTATGTTTTGTAAAACCCCATTCTGTTTGTTTTACCAATTGAATGAGTTTCTTATTTGATAAACTTTTATCCTTAACAAGTGGCAATAGTTGGTGATAGAACTCGACTAACATAGAATATGTTAAATAATCAGTATTATCTTTTTTAAAGACGGGTTTATTCTCGTATTTAATATGTTTGGTATCTTTCTCTCCACACATACTGATGATGTATATATAAAATTAATTAAACACAATACTTTAGGTATGTTAGAGATGGACGAAATACTTAAAAATAAGCAATATTCAGCATTAAATAAACCGTTATCTGTAGACGGTAATATTAATACTAAGCAACATGTCTCCAAGAATAAGATAGAACAACTTCTCTCGAGAGAACAGGAAATTGTAGGTGTTGTGAAACAGGATTGGGTAAAATTGTCTAAAACTCAAAAACTAAAAAAACTCAAACTGTACACAGCTGTATATATCGATAGTACATTAGAAACAACCTGCTTAGTAAAAAGAGAGCGGCTTATTAAGGGTTGTTGGTCGTTCTTGAGAGATGCGTTTGATAAGAAACGTATTAATAATAAGGATGTTAATTATGATATTGATGATGAATGCATATTAGACATTAAATCATTGGTATATAATAGTGATTTAGATCGATTCGCCCTTAAACGTAGTAAATCTACCACTTTATCAAACAATTCTATACCATCGTTTCGGTTAAAAAGTAAGAAGGGATCTACATTATAATTAAAATGTATTTATATTAGTTTGTTATAGGATTAATAAATTAAATTTGATATCTGCTAGTATATCTGACAAAGTGTGTTGTTTGTCAGATTTCAATAGGTTAAATGGAGTCATTTTAATCATCAAAAAATGACTACCCAATGTACAACTTAAATACAAATATGTTATATATATCGTATTAATGACATATGCAGATACACCTGGTCCAATTATAAATTTAGTCGCTACACATGGTAATAATATAAGAGATTTAGAGGGTAGTGTTGATTATTCTAAACGTTTTTCTTCACAATTAAGTGTAAAACAGGTACCACTTGATTATCAAAATGGTAATTCGTATTGTTATACATACACCGTCAGGAATGGAAGAATATGTTATTTGATGTATGACAACCTTGTATTAAATGGAATTCGTTTAAATACATCGAATGTTGTTCGTTTAAAACGTCTATCTATTACTATAGAATCGCCTAGCGATGAACAACAACATAATTATAAATTCCATTTAGAAAGCTGTGATGTTGATTTTATTGATCGTTTATATTCAATTAGATTAAGAGGTACAGACTATACTTATTATGATTTTACTAAAAGTAATCTTCAGAATGATATTGATATTATATATTTAAACAATTTTATAATAACTTATACTGTTGTATTGGACTGTAGAATAGATAATGTTGATTTCGTGTTTAATAAGACATATTACAATACAATAATGCGTAATAATTTACGAGAAATACCATATTATACTAAAAATGTATCATCGTATTCCTACAATAATATAGAGTATATTTCAGGAGATAATATTATATTAGATACAAATGCTTCAATTAATGGGTTTTTTATATCTGGTAATGGTGTCTCAATTGATAATATTCAATCTATTAAACTAAAAATGAACGGTAGTGCTTCATTTCATTTAGATTCTAATTTTTATGTTAAACTGGTATGTAAAGAAATTGGAGATTGTTTGATTTATATACCATTAAACGATAATTTAATATATGATATTAATGAACAAAGTATTGAATTAGGGCGTATTGACCTAATAGAACTTGTAATAGAATTAGACCATCAACGTCAAACAATGCTCGGTATTGGTTGTTTCTATAAATATGGAACTTATTATTGTGCTAATAAGTTAATTACACCACCAGCGTCATCTATTGTATCAGGAATAAGTTTAACAAATCGTCGGATATTGTACGGCGCTAAGATAGCTAAAAAATACAGTATTGTTAATGAAAATAAACTATTAGATGGCGATAACTATTGTTGTGTATTATTAGAAGTGATAGAACCAGGGGAAGATTACATTTATTGTACTATATGTCGTAAAAATTTTAAGGAGTCGGTAAGAATATGGATTATAGACAAGGGTACATGCCCCCATTGTAAGTGTAAATACGACGAACCGTTAATTATTTATACGAATATTAATATAGAAAATTGATTTAAGAATAATAATAGTATTCTATATTAGTCCAACCAAACAATGAATTTTTGTAGCGAGTGCGATAATCTGTATTATATTAAATTGGATGGCGATGAAGAAAATCCAAAAGGAGACAATGTTATTTATTATTGCCGTAATTGTGGTAATGAAGAGCCAATTAGTGAAAAGAATTTATGCGTCTCCAAGACGTATGTTAAACGAAAAGATATAAAATATTTAAATGTTATTAATAAATTTACCAAGTTCGATAATACATTACCTAGAAAAAATAATATTCCCTGTCCAAATAAAGAATGTCCTAGTAACCGTGAGAGTAATTCGGTGCCTAACGAAGTGATTTATATACGCTACGACGACCAAAAATTGAGTTATGTGTTTATATGTGCCAATTGTGATGATGTTTGGAAACCCTAAATAGGTATTTATCGTTCGGTAGTATTGGTAATTATATATTTTTAATTACCAATACTTATTAAATTGAAAGTAATTAAACATTATTATATGTATATTAATTAGAACTATGTCAGACATTCAAGGAAACGTATCGATGAGTGATAGTAGTTTTGATGGTAGCAACGCAAGTGAAGTGCCTTCTGATGTGGAGGATTCTCCTTTAACGTTGCCTGTACCTTCAGTTAAACCTGTGTTGAATAGGTCAAAACAAGTGAATAATGATAGCGTCATTCAAGCGTCAGATGACGATGACGATGATGATGATGACGATGACGATGATATTGTGTATAAAAAAATTTCAATTGCCAAAAAAAACACGTCATCCCAAGTTCTTATTGATTACCATCACGATCTAACTACTCATAATGAAGAAGAAATCAGATTATTGACCACAGTGGTTCGAGACGGCGATGGCGAGGTGACGGACGATTTACATAAAACAACCCCTCTTTTAACTAAATATGAAAAAACGCGCGTATTGGGTCAGCGCTGTCGCCAACTTCAAAATGGCGCTATTCCATTAATTGATATTTCAATATATAGCGATGAAATACCAAGCGATTATTTTATTGCCAACAGAGAACTCCAAGAAAAGAAATTACCATTTATTATTAGAAGGCCACTACCAAATGGTATGAGTGAATATTGGAACCTAGTCGATCTAGAGTTGTTATAATTACTAACATTTCCAACGATTACCACATTCCATACATGCGACAAACGTTGTAATTGGTTCATCAGCAGAGCGTGTTTGTAATTGATAATAATCACAATTATTTGACATACATTTATAGCACGTAAATTCACTATTTATTTTTTTTTGCACCTCATAAATAGCTCTATCTCGTTCAATCTTTTCTTGGATCAACTTATCCCACCTGCTTGGCACCATCTCTTGGTGAGAGAGCGACGCCAATGTTTTGAAATCAATACTCTGGGTTTTAACCATGGTACAAAACGTATCATTGTGTTTTAGATTAGATAAAATACTTTTCAATCGGGTCATATAGAGAACCCTAAAGTACGGGTTGTCCCATTGCTTGATTATATTTTTATTAGATGCTTCTTCGATAGCAAAATTATAAATACCCTTTTCGATATTAACACCATTTTGTTTCGTTGATTGGAATCCAAGAATAGTATTAATTTCAACTGAAATGTTTTTTCTAAAACTATCAATGTTTTCGATTTTCAAATTCATCATTGCCATGGTCGCGATTAAATACTATAGTCTCTATTTTTCTTATTAAATCAATTTAATAAGAAACAATATTAAACCTATAAATATAATGTCTATCAATGGAGACCATAATAGAACCTGTTTTACATAACTCTAATGAGTATTCATATAAAGATATTGAGCTTTTAAAAATGAAAATTATCAATACGGATACCTGTCACCATATCTATATATTGAAAATTTTAAAGGATAATAATGTTGATTTTAGTGAGAATAAAAATGGATGTTTTATTAACATGATACCCATTCCACATGACGTTTTAGAAAAGATTGAGCAATATGTGGATTTTTTACAAGACAAGGATAAAAATCTAGATATGTTGGAGAAAGTAAGAGAAGATATGAAAAAAAGCGTTCATGATGATGGTTTGTGTATGTCCAGTATAGATTAATTTAAACACTTGTATATTATATAATTAGATAACTATAGAATGACACGATACAATCAATATAAGCATTATAAAAAGTGTGCAATTGTATCTAACACAGAACGTAATGCGTTATTAGAATCATTGCGACCATTTATGCTAAACCAATCAGATATAGAAAAATATTCTTCTCTTTTTTTAACGAATAGACATACAAAACAAGCAAAAACCACTCCAAAACTGACATTAATAAATAAAAATAGCATTATTTACGACTCTAATTATGCTATTGTAAAACATATTTATAGGCGACAATGGGGAGTAGATTCGTGTGGTGATAATAAATCACATAACAAAAAACATATTAATCAGATGTTGGATCATTTTATTGAATCTGAAAAACAGGCTACGGATATACCTATTTCAAAGAGTAGCCAGTTTTATGATTTTCAAAATTATAAAATAAAATTCTGTGAATTGATTAAAAATAATCCCAGTTGTATTAAACAATTGGGATTAAACCCAGATAAACAATATGAAAAACTATTAGATAAAAATAGTTCTATAAAAAAGGTATCGGATTATAATTTTGATTTGGATATTTTTGTTTCTCTCATGAGTATGATGAAAACTAATTTTTTATTTATATCACATAGATCCGCCTTTGTATTGATGGATGATTTTAACGATAATTTTTCTATTGTTCTATATGAACCTGATAAAACGATCAAAAATTATACCAACTCTAATAGTTTAACATCTATTATAAAATCTTATTTGGATATTAACAATACCTACACTGATGTTTTTGCAATGATAGATACCAATAAGGAAGATTTTAAAGTGATTCTACATACGATTAAACAATCATCTTTCATTATTACTGATTTTAAAAAACCCCTCAAATCACCAACCTATTATAACGTGGCAGAAATGAGAAATATAAGTCATTGTCTAGGAATTATTATTAATGATAGTAATGGTAAGCCTAAAACTAAGACAATATTGTACCAAGAAATAAAGTCTTGTTTAATTAAAAGCAAACTTATATGTTAAATTGAAGTTTAAAAATAATATATGATAGTTTAGTAGTAGTAAAATGAACGAGCAAGGTGACTATGTCGGTGCTATCTCTCCTGAAATTATCGACAAATTACAACAAGTATCTCTTGAAAAAGATGGTAAAATAAAATACTTGGCGGTGATTCTTATGGATTTTATAAAATATTTAAAAGCAGATGTATCTTATGACGTGCTGGCTACAGATTTTAGTTTGAATAATTTAGAGTTTGAAGTGCGTTTCGGTTCAAAACGTCGAACAGAAATGACTAAAACACAGTTTGATACTGTTGTAAAATACTTAAAATCATTCGGGTATAAGCAAATTACAAACACATTTGAAAACAAGATGAGAATCATTGTTGGTTCAGATAGAGATAGTAATCTTAGGGTAGAATTGGACGGTTTGGTACCTATACAACAGTATTGTAGAACTGAGAATATTGAATCTATTATCCAATTAAACAAGGATACGATTCGTTTTACAAACAAAGCCATTTACGCCGATGATACGGGTATCTACGAACCCTATTACAATGAGGATTATGATATGAAATATAGTTTCACTCGAGAAGAAGAATTAGAAGTGAATGATAAAATAGTAAGAGGTGTTCGCCAAAATTGGCGTACTACTGATAAACTATACCGAGTAATTAATCGTTTGTCTTTTACTGACGGCACTGAAGATACTCCACTATTTAACATCGATATGAGTGTTGTAAAACAGAGTGGTAATCGACGAAATAGTAAAAGTATGTTGAATTCTGGAGTTATTGATGCTTACCCAGTATATGAAATAGAGTGCGAGTTGTCTAACGAAAATTTGTTTAAACAACTGTTTGTTTTATGTGCTTCTATGACACCATCAAGCACTCTTGGAGAAATACAAAAAAGATTAACGGATTTTAAGGACGATATATCGTCTCAGCTGAAAAAAGTGGTTAAATTGGTTATGATGGGAGTTCAAGATTCGAAACACATTATGACAGTGAAAGAGGATTCTATCACTCGAAATAATTATAGTCTACTGGTGTTTGATAGAGATTTTTCCACGTTGCGACCTAAACACTTTTGTGGCCCGTCGTCTTATACATTGCAGCCCGAGAATATTCTTCCACTTGACAATGAAGCAACCGAGGAGGGTGAGGTCGAAGAAGGTGAAATTCAGTTGAATACAAAGGGTTCTGAAATTCCTAATATCCGTGGGCATTATTGTGTGACGGATAAAGCTGATGGTATGAGAAAATTGTTATATGTGAATGGTGACGGTAGAATGTATTTTATTAATACGAATATGGTATTTCAATATACAGGATGTCATATTAAAACAAATAAAGCATTGTTTAACAGTATTTTAGATGGCGAACATGTTGTCCATGATAAGAATGGAAAATTTATCAATTTGTTCCTCGCATTTGATATCTATTTTGTAAATGGTAAAAATATCCGTGGATTACCTTTTACAGTTATGGGGGCGGGTGGCTCAACCAATGACGAACAACGACTTAAATACTTGAATGATTACATGAGGGATGTTTCTAATGAATGGAATAAGCATAATAAAAGAAAAATGCCATTAATGATGCGAAGTAAAAAATTCTTTATATCTCAACAAGATTTTAGTATTTTCGAATGCTGTTTTAAAATTATTGACGGTGTTCGAGGAGGGGATTTTGAATACGAGACTGATGGTCTTATTTTCACACCGACCCTACTTCCGGTTGGAAGTTCTAAAATGGACCAACAGGCTTCGATGACTAAAACAACCTGGGCAAATTCATTTAAATGGAAGCCTCCTAAATACAACACTGTTGATTTTCTCGTGACGACACATAAAACAAGTAATAGTGTCGATAAAATTGACAATATTTATGACAATGGTCGAGGTGGGGAAATAAAACAATACAAGACCATCACTCTAAGGTGTGGTTATGATAAAAATAAACACGGTATTATAGACGCCTGTGGGATGGTGCTTAATGGCGAACGGCTACGCAGATCACAATCGATAGACGATAATGATGATTATTTACCAGCGCCTTTTTTCCCAACCAACCCGTATGATGATATGGCACATTTATGCCATATTAGATTGAAAAGCGATACAATGGGTAATACAGTAATGTTAACGTTGGAGGGCGAAGTATTTGAAGACGAAATGATTGTTGAATTTTCATATGATACAACGGCTCCTCAATTAGAACGCTGGAAACCTCTGCGTGTTCGTTATGACAAAACACAAGAATATCGTTCTGGTTATAAGAATTTTGGAAACGCTTATCATGTCGCAAACAGTAATTGGCAGAGCATACATAACCCTATTAGTGATTATGCGATTACAACAGGGGAACAATTACCTAAACCGTTAAACGAGGATGTTTATTATTCTACTAAACATAAATCAGATTTAACTAGATCATTGAGAACATTCCATAATATTGTGGTTAAGCAGACGTTATTAGAGGTGGGTTCTATGGTAAGTGTGCCTACTTTGTTGGATTTGGCTGTTGGCAAAGCAGGTGATTTAAATAAATGGATATATACTCGTTTTGAAAAAGTGGTGGGACTCGATATTTCAAAAGACAATATAAATAATCCTAACGACGGTGCTTGTGTTCGGTATTTACTTAAACAAGATCGGAATACGCGGGATGAAACCGTTCCAGCGAGTTTGTTTTTCCAGGCCAATTCATCATTGAATATAAAAAAAGGTGATGCTTTTTATAGCGATAAAGAACGTGGTTATATGGGAATATTGTATGGTGCGAATCCTATTAAGGAAGATACACCGCGAAGAGTAAAACAATTTTCCGGGCAGTTTAAAGAAGGTTTTGGAGTATCTGCCTGTATGTTTGCGTTGCACTATTTCTTTAAAAATTCAGAAACATTAAAGAGTTTTTTAACAAACGTCGCGGAAAATACGATTAAAGATGGTTTGTTTATTGGGTGTTGTTTCGATGGTAATAAAGTATTTGAATTGTTGTCCGGAAAGAAAAAAAATGGTTCTCATTCCATTCAACACAATGGTGAGCTCATTACACGAATTACTAAAAAATACGATCAGACCATATTTGATGCAAATTCTATGAGTTTGGGTATGGCTATTGACGTGTATCAAGAATCTATTGGAAGCGAAACCACAGAGTATTTAGTAAATTTTGATTACTTAACAAAAGTAATGAGTTTGTTTGGATTCGAAGTGTTAGGTAATGATGTTATAAAAGAAATGTTTCCTAATGGTCCTAAAACAGCGATTGGTGGTTTTAGCCAATTCAAAAACATGATGGAAGACGCCAATATTAACCTTGAGTCTTATGAAAAAGAACTGAGTTATCTTAACAAATATTTCATTTTTAGAAAAAAAATTAATGTCGATATTGGTGCTATTGGAGCCATTGACGATGTTGGTATGATTGATATGCTTATGGAACAACGCGAAGACCAAATGACGCGAATTCTTATTGACCAAATGAAACAAGAAGATGACATTCTCAAACAGAAACCATCACCACCGGATGAGGAGAGTTCCGAGACCCCCCTTCGGCCTGAAAAAGTAATTGAATCAACACCTATAGTAAAACCCAGGAAAAAAATCAAACTGAAAATAAAACGAGGTGTCAATAAAGATAACTAGGTTGTTTTTAGACTATTATTAGATATCCTATAATGACCACTTGCACTTTCTTTATGTAGCTGACAGTGACAGTCATCACACAACACCATTAAATTAGCCTTTTTATTTTTATGAAAATACGTGCTAATAGAGTCGTTTTTAATAAACCCTTCATCATTACTATCTCGTTGGTGCTGGAGATGATGAACCTCGGTGCCTTTTTTACCACAGACTTCACAATTACCAACGATTTTACGAGCATTGTATTTAGAAGCTTTAAAATCTAACAAACTGGTGTTGATACTAAAATACTTATTTCGTATTTCATATGCCCGTTTTATAAACGTGTCTGGTAAATGGAGTGATTTACAGACCTCTAAACCGTACATATTTTCACCAGATCCTGGCTTTAACTTTCTATCATATACTAACCTGTCTTGTTCGATATCATAACAAACGCTTAAATGTATATTTTTCATATTATCCAAAGACGTCATTTCTTTATAATCTACTATATTGTGGAAATGTGTTGCAAATATATATTTAGTTTTATTAGCATACAAGTGCTCTAGCGCTGTCATAAAAATACTTGACGCGGACCCCATTTCCGTACCACTACAAACTTCATCTCCGAGAACCAAACTGTTTTGGTCAGAGAAATTTAATATATTTTTTAATTCAATCATTTCTACATTAAATGTTGATAGTCCTTGAAATAGATTGTCATTGCCTAGAATACGCGTGTAAATAGATTTAAACGGTTTAAATACCATGTTTTCTGCGGCGACGAAAAATCCACATTGGGCCATGATAGTCGCAATACCAATTGATTTTATAAAACTACTTTTACCAACAGTGTTAGTTCCGTACAATAGAAAACCTTGCCCGTTATTAAATGACTCGTTCTGTATCGAGTCATTTAATTGAATAGAATTCGCAACATAGAGTTCGTTTTCAATAAGATGTTCAATAAGGGGGTGTCGTAATCCTTTAAAACTACAAAAACTATTGGTTTGGGTTTTTATAATCGGTTTGCAGTAGTTCATCGTCTTAGCTACAAGCGTATAACATACTAACATGTCCATTGTGCCACAAAATTTAGAGACAAGTGTGTAATCTTTAACAATTGATTTAAAATCGTCATTAAATTGTTTAAAAACAGCACCAACACTTTTTTCCAACGCCTCTTTTGCTTGTTGGGTATTTTTCAATAGACGCTGAATACTGGTGTTTGTAATAGATTTAGAACCCTGTGATGAGGCTTTATCTATACTAATGGTCGGATTTATTGTAACTGCCTCAAAACAATAGGCTATAAAGTCTGTATTTTCTAGTAAATAATTAGGAATAACACCTTCATCTATAACCTTTTTATGATACTGACTTTCAACACCTTCGGATATTACATAATTTGACATTTTATCTTTTGTTTTCACAAAATCCAGCAGTATTTTGGAACGAGCACTCGTCGTCTCAATGGTTATTGATCCACGTTCAGTCTCGTTTATTTTAATGGGATCTCGCTTATATACTTTTGTCTTCTTAACCTTGGCTTGTTCGGCTAGTTTCATCTGGTCGTTTATGTAATGATACACTACTCGTAGAACATACCTACATTTATAATTATCAAATACTATAGCATCATGATCTTTATAAATACCAATGTTGTAAATATTAATATCGTCTGACTTTTTACCAGAAAGCAATTGAGAAGTAAAAATGCCTTCTAGATAGTTGATTTGGTTATTACAATAGTCAAATACTTTTTTCAAATGAACCTTACATATCGTTTTAAAATAATTCATAATAACAGTATCTGTGGTTATTTTAGATAATATTAAAACTGTTTCTCTCAATGTAGTATATAATTTTGTTATATCATCGTATGATGAACGTTGAATAAAAACTTTACGAACAATTTTCTCTATATCAAACATAGCTATGAGAGATTCGATTATAGTGTTAAACTTACCAACTTCCATTATGTTTTTACAATACAATGTCGTATCATAAATTGTATTAAGTATGGTAATATTAGTATGAGGATGCGTCATTGTATAATGAAATAGACGAGAACCCATACTCGTTTTACAGTAGTTTAACAAATCACATACGGAGCTAAGACGCTTTTTAACTAAAGTCGTTTTTTCAGAATAAGATTCAACACATGACGTATCGTAATTTGTCTGTGATTTGTTAGTATGTTTTATAGTAATAATATTTAACTGCTTGAGAGAATGATTACCTAATAATACCCGATCACCATTGTTTTCAAAAATTGGTTCTTCTATATTAGTCACCAAATGAGGATTATTTTGGTATATATAATCCAATAGA